TTAACAGGCTAGCCTGCCAGCCGCCCCGGCCTGAATGGGCTCTGCCAGGCGAAATACAATATTCGGGACAAGTATGTAGACGCCACCGCGGAATATTTCCGGACGCGGGTTCGACTCCCGCCGCCTCCACCAGTAACCCATTAAGTTCTTTGAAAATTTGATGCTTGCGAACATGTAAAAATGTCCTTCCAATGTCCTTCTCGGGTTTTAGGCGAAGATCTTCATCTGCCGGTCTTCCTCTGCAAAGCGTTGGTCTAACTGACGAACAGACACATAATCCTTAAACCCCACGTTGTGGCTTGGCCTTGCGTCGTCCATTTTTAGCACCCTTTCCCACAACGCGGGGAAGTGGTGGCGCAACTTGCGAAGGCTGCCAAGGTTTTGAAAGGGACAGCAAAAGCACGATACCCGGTCAAAAATGTCGTACAGGCCACCCCAATTATAACCTTTAGACTTGCAGTATTCCAGCGCTTGGTGCTCTGTGATACCCCACTCAATAAGCGGGTAGCGCTTTGATGTGTCTTTGCTGCCCTTTTTTGCCCTATGTGTTTCGTCGGCGGCATAACCAATGCACGATACTGGCGATGGTAAGTTTTTTTGAAAATACTCGATTTGTCCGACCTTTTCGCGTGTGCACCACCTACGCATAGTCGAAGGCCACCCATAACCAACCCTATGAACTTTGCCCTTGTTTTGTCCGCTCTTGGCTATAACTGGCCTGTGAAGCATTCGGAAGTCAAACGGAATCCTTGGGTAGAGCTTCCAAACACTTACGCCAGTCCTCCGTTTAAGCAAGTCAATATGCTCCAGCATTTCAGGAAACTCCCACCCGGTATCGAAGAATACCACGGAATGGATCGGCTCACCGCGTTCCAGCATCATCAAGAGCATGGCAGTGGAGTCTTTGCCGCCAGATAGCGATATTATGTTGTTTGGGGTTCCGATATTTTCACCTCTTAATATTTACGACCTCGCCCTTTTTCTTGGGCTTTGGCGGTCTGGTTTGCTCCCAAATTTCGAGAGCGTCTTCGGCCTCTGCCTGGAAGTAGCGGTCAAAAGCCGAGTTCTCTTTGATTTGCGCCGTCTTGCGGATCTTCTCCGGGGAAAACCGGTCACGCAGGGCCGTCACAGTGGAATGTTTGGTTCCCGGGTAGACCGGGACACCCTCAACGCCCAGGTTTTCACAGGCCCGTTTCCACCAGACATTGAAGTATTTCGGCCCGTACTGCGTTCCAGGCTCAACCCCGCCGTGGCCCGTGGCGTGACGGAAGAAGGGCATTTCCTGGGAAATTGGCTCGGGCATGGACCGCAAAAGCTCCACGTCTTCGTCCAAGAGCCTGATGATTTGGGGCTTCTTCTGTTTAGGCTTGGGGATTGTGATGGTCCCGTTAACCCGGTCAAGTTGCCATTCTTGGAGGCTCAACATAGCCCCTGGCCGGATGGAGAAATAGGTTGCAAGCCATTTGATGCCCAACCAGATTTTAATATCCCGCTTTCTGGTGAGCCGGTAAACCTCATCCAAAAGTTTCCATTGGACTTCCTGGCTGACCATTTTGCGGAAACCCATTTCGACCTCAACCTCTGGCAAGTCGGGCATTTGGTCGGCTTTCAAAATCTTGGCCCGGATAAGCCACCGGAAAAATGAATTGTAAACCGACCGGGCGTTTGCGATTGATTTACTGGACAGGCCCATGTCAAGAAAGAATTCCTCAAATTCCATGAAGTCAATTTCCTTGACGTTCTTGGCGCCCCAACGGGCCTTGGCCTTGTTCATATAATTATTGATATTGTTCCAGTGCTTCTTTTTGCGCTTATCGCCCTTAATTTGCTTCTTTCGGAATTCAACCCATCGGTCGGCAAGACGGTCAAAGGCCAGGGGGTTTTCCCGGCGATGGTCCCGTGGGTCAAACTGTTTGATATCCTTTTGATAACGCATCCCATTAAGGATTCGGGCCGCTTCCGCGTAGGATGTTGCGCCCCTGGACACTCCGGTCCCATGTTTCCGGTTGCCCATTTGGATTTTAAAGCCGCCTGTGGCCTGGACTTCGGGATGCTCCCGGCAAAACAGTCCACGCTTGCGTTCGTCATGGATTAGCGGACCGCCGCAAATCCGGCATTTTTGGCTGGTATAGATGTTTCCGAGCATACACACACCTCCTGTTGATGCCGCCCGACATTGGGCGGAACTTTCAGGATAACCTAAATTTGGGTGTGTGTCATTCCGGTACATATGTTCTATTTGGCTCCGTTAAAGATTACAACCATACTCGGAAACGGCGCTCTACCTTCGCCGGATCCAAAGCATATTCTACCCTTGATAAACCGAATTTCACCTTTTAGGCAAAAGTCGTGAAACCATCTGGTGTCGGTCTTGGCAGGAAGAAGACAAACCACCTTGGATCCTGCCAGTGATGACTCGTAGGCCCTTTGGATCCACTTGGGCATTTCGGACCTGGAATATGGAGGGTTCATGAAAACGGTTTCGCCGGTCCAATCCTGGGATAACCCATCCTCTGCCTTGGTGTAAAAACGCTCACACTTCGCGTTTTCGATCGTGCAGCATGGATCCAGTGTGAAATGGAATTCCTTGTTTAGGCTATCGAATAGGTCTTGTGGTGTCGCCCATTCACAGTTCAATTCCCCTACCTCCCCGCCGCGTCGTTATTTGTTCCAAACACACTCGCAAAGATTATCAGTGTTAATAGCTATATCCACAACGGCGCATCTTGCGAACTCAGACGCCTCCCATGAGTCTTTGCGCGATGTTTTCCACGCTCTTGCCCTGACGAACCAAGCGCAGTGCACTCCAAGGCATAGGTCAAGGTCCGGCCTTATGCCTTTATGGATAGGGCATACTAATTTTTCTGCTGCCTTATTGATTTCCTCAGCCTTTTTAATCGCCTCTTGTTCGGTCATGATGCCTCCCTTATTGCCGGATCGCCCTTTATCATTCGCCGGATCCAGCTTACCTTTTGGCGCACCTTTGCGAGTGTGAACGCCGGGTGGGTTATCAGGTCGCGGTATGCTTCCGCTATCGTCGCCAATTCAAGAAGCTCGGACTTTGTGGTCTCACCATACCGAGCCGCCCACAAAGCATCCTTAAACGCATCACTTGCCGGATTGGGCCAAACTGAGCCGTCATATATTTTCAGCCTAAATGGTTGTTCGGTCATGACGCCTCCATCACTTCAAAGTCCAGGGCCTTCACCATGGGATTGCTGGCCCATGGGCGGGTTTTGCCGTATAGGGAGTCCCAAAGTCCGATAAACTGCTCTTTGAGGTCAACCTCTGCGGTGTATCCCCTGAGCGTTGTTGACAACCCCTCGGCAATAATGTCCTCGGTGCTTATCGCCCGCAACGGCTCCTCCCGGACTCCGGTCACTTTCAGGAGTAGGCGGCAGGCCCAACGGGGCATGTGCATGGAGGGACGCCACGGGCCGCTACCTCTGTCCGCAGCATAGGCCAAGAGTGTCCCCGGTGGCAGATTTTTTGGTATTGGGTTTACTGGGTGCAAATACCCCCTGTCACCGGAGAGTTCGAAAATATTCCACGCCTCTCTTACCCACAGCCTGTCCCCAACCTTGGTGTTCTTGTATCGATTGTCGTCGGCCAGGACGCGGGTTTGGGTCTTGCGGCCCTCAATAATGGCCCGGACCATTTCGCCGGTTAGAAGCCTGTGGTATTCTTTCATGTCGTTTCCTCCGCAGCACGGATGCCAGCGCTTAGGTTGATTCGTTTGAGTTGCAAGCCACGGATTTTTTCTTCCCTTGTTAGCGCAGAAACATGTTCGCCACTGAAATAAAGATAGTGAATTTTTACGTTTCCGTCTTTGTCCACTATCACTGTCCCCATCTGGTCATTCGGCATTTTTGGCCTCCTTTGCCGCTTCATATGCCGCATAAGCTGCGGCCTGGATTTCCGTAAGCTCCGCACTACCGTCACTGGTCAAGTCGACAATCCAGTCAGCCCAATAAACCGCTTCCTGGCACTCAAGCAGCCAATCAACGGAAGTTGCCAACTCCCCCACCCTGGCCTTGAGTGCGGCGTTTTCCTTCTCCAACGCCTCCACGTCCGTGCCGGTGAGGGACAGGGCTTCCCTGAGGCATTCCTGGCAGGCTTCAAAGGCGCCTCCACCGATGCTCACCACATCGGCTTTCTTTTTCCCGCATGAGTCGCATTCGCTTCTGAATATGTGCATCACTCACCCCCTCGGGCCGTTATCAGTTCGGCCCGGAGTTCATCATTGGTTTTAATCAGTCTGTCAATCTGGGCTTGCTGTTCCTCGGCCAAATCCCTGAGCCTGACCACCTTGGTGCATTCACAGATTTTTTCCTGGTCATCCGGCAGGCTGATTGAAACCATAACGATGATTGCATCCTCTTTTGCCAGGAGGTTGAGCAGCGGTATATTCCCGGCGATATCATTGATGTCCAGCATGTTTTCATCGTTTGTGACATACAGCTGGCGGGCGGAACCCTCGAATTCCTCAAGGTGCGGCTTTTCAAATGATAGGTGCATGTTGTAGCCGTCCTGCGATAGCCACATTGGGATTGTGTATGGCATTATAAAGCCCTCCGTAGTTTTTGGACTTTCTCAGGCCTTGCGTACTGGATATCCATAGCGAGAGTGTGGTACAAATTGGCCTTGTGCTCGTAAAGATCCTGCAATGCCCTTACCGCCCTGGCGAGTGTTTTTTCAGGAAGAACGGATTCTCCTCCACGGAATCCAAAGCCCGAGCTTTGAGCTATGTACTTAACCCTATTATCTTTATCGGAGCGAGTAACAACCATGGTCGATATCCGGTTGCTACCACTCGATATCGACCCGGTTGCCTCCATCCAATCATTGATTTCTTCTTTCTTTGTAAACGGTGACGGCTGATGGACTGTCCACTTATAGCCAGGAAGTAGCTTTTTTAACTCTTCTCTAAATTCTTTCCTTGTCATGAGACGACCCTCCTGAATAGTTGCCCGCACGGGACAACTACTTTTTTATGGCCCAGGTCAACCAAAGCATTCCGTGGCCCAGGTCCTTTGCCGGAAGTCACGACCGAGCCGCAAATCAGATGCAGGCCGGTCAACTGCCGCAGGCTTTGGCGGTAGTGGAGTTCCACGGCTTGGCCGGGTTTCGGGTGGCGGATCATGCAACCTCCTACTGCCCAACCCACGCGCCGGTTCTCCCGACCCGTTCGCAGGATTGGACAAATGATGTGAGTGTTTGACTCGATGTTTGACCGGCTATTTCCCGCCTGCCGACTTCAACGCACCCAAGCCCCTTTACCAGTGGCGTCCAAACCCGGATTCCATTTTTCCGATCAATCTCTCCGTAGATAACGCCGCCCTTCCATGGGATTAGCGCCTCCGCCTGGGCGTGTGGGTAGCCGCCCCATACTGCGGACGGTCCAACGACGATTCGCACGGCGTCCCCTGTCTGATATGCCCACGTTACGGCGCAATATACCGCGTTGGCCTTGCAGTCTCCGTTCTGGCGATGGCCGTGGACGGCGCAGGAGGCCAGGAGGCAAAGGACAGCGATTATGGGGAGTAGGGGGCGCATGTTATTCGGCGTCATCCTTCGGCTCAAGAACAGATACGAAGTCATCTTCGAGCGGGAGCATGTCGAGTTTGAATGTCCACTTGTGTTTGACTTGTTTGTATTCGTTGTGTTCGCACTTAAAAGATGCAAATCTTTCTGACGGGTCGAGTTCGGTATTGTTAAAGCCCTCAAAGACCTCAAGGGTTCCTTTGTCCAGGTCAACAACATAGGACCATTCACAAAGTAATGAATCACCGGCGAAGTCGATGTTATTTTGCAGTAGAATTTCATCCTCTGTTGCACTGGCTATTGATTCCAGAATCCCACCGCCGATATCTCTTGATGCAAATGTTTTACACCAATGTATTTGATCGGGGGTACGGTTGTCCGGGTCACTGCTCCATTCTGGCGCAGCATCGTTATAGGCCTTGATAAACTCAGCATCCTTTTCGTCGTCAAGAAATCTGACTTTTTTGAGGCCGTCTTTCAGCCTGTCGATGTTGCCTTGGCTGGTCAAAAAATTAAGAATGGTTAAGCCCTGTCCAGACGGATATCCATCCCATTGTCCATATTGGGCAACCTTGTATTCTCCATCTTGGAAAACAGCCGTTAAATTTCTCGTTCCCATAACTTCCTCCTAATAAATCCTGTAAATCCCGCGTTTTCGGCACCGCTCCCAATTGGGACAGTCGCCCTTGATGCACAAGGCGCACGGACCATTTGCCGCCCACCAGAGGCGGTTCCAAAGGTCGAGCGCTAATTCGATTTCTGCGATGGTTTCCATGATTGCTCCTCGTAGCTGCATATCAATTTGTTGTACTTTGGAGACGTGTCAGGAATGCCGCGAACCTTCATGAAATTGGCAAGGGTGTAAATGAAATCACGGCCAGACTTGTCAATGCAGTCCGCCATGTAGTTGGTCTGCGTTTCGCCCCACTTGGCCGCCCTGAAGCGCTCTCCGATAAGGCTGAAAAACTTTGCTTGATCCTCATCCGACCACTCCGAGAATATTTCAGCGGCCTCTTGCGGGCAGATATTGACTTCAACTTGGGTCATCATCTTTCTCCTTTGTCCTGTCCAGGTACTCCTGGCACTTCCGCTTATGCAGCCCGTTGCTGTCCCAGCATAGCCTTGGCGTATGCTTCGGCAGCGTCCGCGAAAATGGTTTCCAGGTTTTTGGCGATCTTTGCCAGGTGGTCGTGGACCTGATTCAGTTCCCTAATCCCGGCTGATTCTTCCCCGAAAGCCAGGATGCTGACCAGATGCATGCTTGCCAACTTGATACCTCTGGCTGGATTTTCGGCAACGGTCGGGTAGTAATGCTCGTTCTTCCAGAAGGTTTCACCGGCGTCTTTTGAGTCCTTGCCCTTGGTTTTCAATTCCTGAATCGTCACGTTGTGTGTGTCGATTTCAAGGCGGTGCTTATCTCCAACAGGTATTTGCATTGCTTTTTCCTTTTATGGCCCTTGTGGCCCGATACGGCGTTATTTAGATTGAATATGGGGTTAACCGGCAAGCACCAGCTAACCCCTTCGACTAAAAGGGATGTCATCGTCTCCGTCATCCAGCGGCGGCCCGTCATAGTGCGACGGCCCTGGCTCAGGCGTCGGTTGCTGCGCCGGCCGTTGCTGGCGGCCCTGGCCTGCGTCGCGGCCTCCGAGCATCACCATGTTGTTGGCGACAATCTCCGTGGTGTACCTTTTGTTACCGTCCTTGTCGGTCCATTCCTTGGTTTTCAGACGGCCTTCAAAATAGGCCTGGGAGCCTTTCTTGAGGTATTGGCCGCAAATCTCGGCCAGTTTGTCGAAGACAACTATCCGATGCCACTCGGTCCGGTCCTCACCCTTGAATTTCTCCGTGGTCGCCAAGTTGATATTGGCGATTGCCAGCCCGGAGGCGGCGTATTTCATTTCCGGGTCACGGCCAAGGTGGCCGATCAGCATCACTTTATTCAGTCCTGCCATTATCGCCCTCCTCTATTCCAAGGTGTGCCTTGATGTCGTCAACGAGACAAATCGCGTCGCAGTCCTGGCCGTCATAATTGGCCGCGTATAAATTAGCCGAAAAGAAATCTAATTGCACAAGCATGTCATGCGCCGCCTTGAGCAGCACCCGTGAACGTTCGTCGATTTCCATCATTTCCTCTTCCATAGTTCGCACTCGTGTTCGTGCGTGTTGATTTTATCCAGCGGAAACCACTTCCCCTTTTTCGTGCAGTAAGCCCATGTTTCGCCGTGCTTCCGTTCGGGCGCCGGGACCGGATTCCGCTTGAAGGTGTAACCGGAGCACGTCTGGCAGCAACTGGCCACGGCCTTTGGGCTGGAAGGCATTATACATCCGCCATGGCAGCCATAAACGCCCGGTAGTCTTCCAGTGTTTCCAGGTTCGTCAGGCCGGATTTTTCCAGGGCCTCGTCAAACTTTTCCTTGAAGTGCTTTTCAAGGTCGGCTGCGTCTTTTTTCAGCTTCGCCAGTTCGGCGGCGTCTGCCTCCGGGTCGGGTTCCGGCTTGGGGTCGGCGGCCTTCTTGGTGGGCTTGGGCTTTTCGGTGTTTCCGTTGATTTTATCGGTTAAATCCTTGGGTGAGTCGCCTTGTGATTCGGGCCTTTTTGCTTCCATGCACTCGGTCCAGGTCGTGCCGCCCTCTTTGATTGCAGAATACACCCCCCTGAGTTCCTGCAACTCAGCCGGGGACATTGTTTCAATGTCATGTCCAAGATATTCTTTGATGTGGCGTGGCTTAACTCCAAGGGGCGAAAAGGCATCAAGGATTTTTCGCTTTGCGGCGTCCGGGTCGGCAGCGTCGGCTTTTCTCAGCGTTTCCTTAGCTATCGCCAGGGCTTCCGAAACAATGTCTTGTGGAAGCAGTCTTCCACCCTCTGTCCTGATGGCCTTTGAAATGGCGGAGCTTGCCTTGACGTCAACCTCTTCGTCAGTGGCTCGCAGGATGTAAACAGTGTCACCGTATGTGTTTTTTCGTTCGCTGATAATCCCATCCTCGCGGCCCTTGGAGGATTTGCGCTCAACCGTTTTTTTAACCTGAATATCCTTGGTAAACTGAGCGTTTGTTTGGAGATCCAGCACAGTGACGCGAACGCGCCTGATGTTGTCGTCCTCATAAATAACAGGAGAATCAATCTTGACGTTTCCCCACTCCCTGAGGCCAAGTTCAACAAACCGTATGCTCGGGCCAGTGACCGGCTTTCCGCCTATCGGCTTGCTATACTCAACATCGGCAGCAAAACCCGGACGCTTACATGCTGTCAAAATCCTATCTCTTGCCTCGTCTTCATTTCTTGGGCGGTACAGCGCCATTTGGTAGGCTGATTCAATAACCGCCCTAGCGCTCTCTCTCGCCGCAACGGCGGCAGGATCAACAGGAAGATTGTTTCCGTTTTGTACCATAAGTTCGTTCATGTTTTCCTCCTATACTGTTTGCGCCCACCTGGGCAGTTCGATCATTTCAACGCGGTCCGGGTATCCAGGCCATGTGTCGGTTTTGAGGCATTGGGCGTAGTCGGCGGTGATATCCGCCAGTTCTTCGTGGGCCTGCATTTTGGATTCGGGCGACAGGGTGAGGCACCTGACCGAAAAGGGCGCCTGATCCTCCACAAAGATAAAAACAAAATTCCAATCCATGCGATCCGTGACAGCCCTTGCGCCCTGCGTGTACCATTCATCCTGCCAGTGGTATTTGTACTTGACGATGGTTCGGTCCAGGGCCTGGAAATCTCCGGGCGTGACTTTTTTCAGGTCGGCGATTATCCCGATGGTCGGATGCCAGATGTCCGCCCTGGCCTTGCACATGAACCCGTGACGGTGCTCCCAAAAAAGGGATACTTCGTGTCTGGACTGGTTAATCAGATTGGATGCTGTCTTGCTGGACTTTATCGCCTCACTCATACCATACAGGCGGTCCCATTTATCACGAGTGAGAATATGTCCGCCTGCTTCATCCATGGCTTTCTTGATGGCCCTACCTTCGGATGAACGCCCATCTTTACCTTCCGGGTAGGTGGCGTAATATTTGGCGAATTTTTCAGGCTCAAGAATGCAGGTATGCAGGGCTGTACCGAACAGCATGGCGTCCGTGGTTTCCTGGGCTACCCGGCAATGGGCCGGGGTGATGGCGAACCGGGAAAGCAGGGACTTGGAACAGGCGTAAACGGCAAGATAATCCCTATGTGTTTGATTAAATACAAGTTCGTTCACTTCTTCCTCCTCGGATACAGCGCCCCTTTTCCAGCGGCGCAGAACCGGCCCAGGAACCAGCCGGCCGGGATGGATATCACGGCCCAGAGCGCGATGGCCTTTAGGGTTATGGATAGCCAGTTAGGCATCGGCGGACCTCAACTCGTTTTCGATGTGGGCGGCGGTTTGGGCTGCGCTTGCAATAGACCTTTGATATTCAATACTCTCTGGTATGCACGTACCTCCAATTGTCCCTGCAAGCAAAAACGCTACATCCTTCTTTAGAACCACACCAACCACTTCCAAAAGCTCGTCACGCTGGCGCTTGGCTTCGGCGAGTTGGGCTTTGAGTTTCATCCAGTCCTCTGTGGGTATGTTCAGGTACTTAGGCATCTGCGGCCTCCTTGGCTCTCTCGATTATCCGCACGGACTCGGAAAACTGGCAGTCGTCGGCGTGAGCTTCATTATTCATCCAAATATGATTCCCGCAATCCTTGCAGTAATGCAGTCCATGAAACTGGCTGCGCGCGGCCTCCGGCAAAAGATGCTGCTCAACCTCATTCAGGAGGTCGTCAAGGGCTGATTTAAGGGCGGCGATTTGGGCGTCCTTGCTCATTGCTGCATAGTTGATATTGTGGTGCATTAGACATGCTCCTTTCCCACAAAGCGGATTGGAACCAACTTGGCCCAGTCGCGGATGGCCTCCATATTTTCGTAGCCAAACCTATTGCATGGACACATTGGCCCATCTTCGTCTTTTGGCCCAAACAGCCTACTGCAATATTTGCAATCCTTATCAATAGATAAGTGGTGATCTTTTGGATGATCAAAGCAAAAAGGACATACAGTGTCTAACTCTGAACACTCAAAATATTCCTTTGCAGATTTTTTAAAAATTGCCGGAATGTTTACGTGTTTTCTCGCCTTCATATCACCCTCCTTTTATCCATCCGCCACGCAATCAGCACCGCCAGAACCACCAGGAGGCAAAGGCACGGCGTGTACTTCGGGGTCAGGTCTGCAATAATGCCGTATATGGTGCATGGGATGGTCACTTAGGCTACCCTCCTAACTGGCTCATCTGTCCCTTGCGCTGATTCGCGCTTTAGATGCTCTAGAACAACTTGCCAATTACGTTCAATAAACATGTCATATTCGTCCGGCTCCATCGTCCGCCAGCAATCCCGGTCCTCGTCTGTCCGAAGAATTTCCCAGGCACACCAATCTGGCTCGATGTATTCCGGGTGCGTGTGAATCAGCATCGGTGTGCCCGGGCTCCAATCTGTGTCAATTAAGCGGTAGTCGATGCCGTCTATGGTTATTTGGGATTCGTGGACCATGATATTTTTCCTTTAATTAGTTAACCCCGGCCCGTTCGTTCACACTTAAAACAAAACTTCCGCTTCGATATCTCCGTTGCGCTGCCCTGCGCTTTTATGGTTAAAAAATTATTGGGCCGGGGTGATTGGCTAAAATGATTTTTATCGCCGCCCCGACACTCGGCAGGGCGGCGCTATTATGAAGTTTTCCTCGTACAGGTCTGGCGCCCGGAGTCTGCCGGGCAGCATGGGGCCGGTATCGTTTTTTGGTCATAGTGACTCCATGGTATCCTGGGTTACTCGTCGGTCGGATCGACCAGGGGGCAAGGAGATTTAAAAATTCTCATACTGTTGCCTTTTCCATCGGGTCCTCTGATTTTCATACGCTCTCCTTTCTTGGGTTGTGGCCTGTGGGCCGGTTGACTGGTTGCCCATTGCTCAAATTGGGTGGGGTAGGCAGGGTTTGAACCTGCACGTAGGCCGTGCGTCCTACGGGTGGTGACCAGGAAGTGCACTTCCAGTCGGTTTCACTGGCGCACCCGCCACCGCGTCTCTATTCCGCCACTACCCCAGATTTTCAAAGAACCGTATTCCACCTACTCAGGTGCTCCCACCTTTCAAAAACCTTTCGAATTGCTGCCTGTCTGGCCGAGCTTCGGGAAAAACCGGCTCCGGAGATTTTACCGAAATAGCTGATAAATGCCGGATGCCGGTAATCCCCACACAGCTTTACTACTCGTTCCCCTACTGCCACATCACGCCCGTTTCAGACGATTTTCCGTGAGCACTGGCGCAAGTCACGGCGAAAGGAGTCGGGAAAGTCCCGCCGCACATTTTCGGCATCGTCGGTAGCCGGAACAAAAAATGTGCGGTGTTATGACAAGAGCAGGCCATAATTCGAGCACCCGCAACCGTTGCCGCACTCCCCAAGCCTTTTATTTGGCAGGGGCCTGCGACGGGCGCAAATCCGCAAGGCCAGGAAGATTCCAGGTGTTTGAAGGAATCCACCAGCCAAGGGACGGCCAGGTTTTGGGTGTCGTGTGCATAAAGGGCCAGACCGGAGGCCGAAGTATTGGGGGCGTCGGCCTTTTTTTCGCCTGTGCGCCGGTCTGGTTGGTTGGTGAAATCGATTGAATTGTGGGATATGATGTATTTCATTCTGCCCCCGTTTCGTGATTGTTGGGGACAGTGTATGCTATCTTGGAAGATAGGTCAAGAAAAAAATTCTAATTTGGAAGAAAAAATTACAAAAAAGTGGCTTACGTTATTTAAGCTCTTGGTTTCATTTATATTTTAGAGAACCTACAAAACAGGTGTCGTCGCTCGATTCGACGTAATTAATTTTTTTATCATTGGAGTTTTGAGGCGGGATATCAAGTGTGTCTTCGGCAACCCCGGATAATTCTGCAAAATCAGATCCACTCCCAAGTCGATGTTTCCCTTCGAACTCGTAAATGTCCAATAAAATACCTATATCGCCAGAATAACTGACAAGGGCAACGGCGATATAGTATTCCTGGTCGGGGCCTGGCTCTACGTAAGGCGTGGTTTGGTCTATGTTGTCATAACAAAATCCGCTGTCAAGAGTTCCTATGGCGAATTCACAGACAGCGTAACCAAAATATGTTCCATCGCCTGTATATGCGGTTTCACTGGCTACGACTCTAATAAACATATTGTCTGATTCTGCGCCGCTCGAAAAATAATAGCAGGCTCTGCCAATTTGAATTCTTGCAGAGTCGTTATTAATAATCAGGTTAATATCTCCATGGATATCATAGGCTCCGGCAAAAGATGTTGACAGTATTAAAAGAAAAATCATAGCCGTTAAAAAAGATTTCCACATGTCATTTCTCCTTATAGGGCTTAATGAAAAGCCTGATCTCACCAAGCTCCCAGTAAACTTGGAATTTCCGCAGGGCCATATTGCTGCCATATTTTAACCAGTAAATGAATGAGGCATTTTTACCTGTGCGGACGCATGTGTCAAACATTTTTTGTGGTATGGGCAAAAATTCATGGGGATAAATATCACTCATGTGAATTTTATTTACGGTGTCGCGCAGGGGCGTGGGCCAATCGGAAGCTACGATAAAATTAGAAAGGATAGCAGCATAGGACAATGTTCCAAAAAGATAGGCGTTATGTTTTACAGCTTTAAATAGAACTTGAGTGATATAATTATTTTCTAAACGTGTTGATATACAGCAAATAGGGTAACCATCCCTATACCGAATGCCTTCTATCTTGCGATGGTCGCGGCCTGTTGATCGTCCAATTCCTTGGCGATCCCGTGTTCTTTCAGTGCGTCTTCGGTCTCGTTCAATTTTCCCCGCAAATCCGTTAGCGTAACGTCAAGACGTCTATTTTCCCTCTCAAGTTCAAGGATCTCATCCTTTAGCCTGCATTTTTCTTCCGTAAGTTTTCTAAGTTTTCTTTCGTACTCAGCCTGAGATATTAACGCTGTCGCGTGTGTTTCTGTGGGTTCGCGCGTCACCGAGCCCTCCGCTTCCGTTTTCCCGAAAAGCAAATAATCGGCGCTAAGGCCTGTTTTTTTACATATATGGACCAGCTCAAAAATACTAAGTTTTTTATAGTAAACCCCCCTTTTTTTGTCTATTGAATTTAACTTTGAAACCTGATTTGGCGACATAAAACAAACGTCAGCTAAATCATTAACAGTATTAATCAAGTAGTGTTTTTTAATGCGCTCAAAAAGATTGATTTGATCAAAATCTTCTATTTTTGCACTTTTTTTTATTGACACTTCTTCCATTTTAGCATATCCTATACTCGTGAAAAATCCAAAGACACATAGGACTTTAGCCTTTCTGGCTATTTCGGGTCAACCAATAAAAACCTTGAGGTAAAAATCATGGAAAACCCAAAAGCCCCTGAGCAGCAAGGGTTTAATTTTTGCGGCTGCACAATCAGAAACCAGGTTATCAACAATTTCCCGTCTGGCGACCATGAGTCAAGAGACCCGGTTATTACATTCAGAGTAACCCCATCAGGGGCTAAAAAACTTGATGAAATGGCGGCCAAGATGTTCGGGAAAAGGTCTGATGTTTTGCGCATGGCGTTAACCCTTTTTTCTGTTGTCGGTTCCGATGAAAACGCTAAAAAAATTATTGCCAACTGGGACAATATTGCCCCCATGATTTCCATCTTAAAATAATTTTTTTGGCTTGTCTGTATTACAGTTGTAGTTTGGTTGTATTACAATGTATACATGAATAAATTAAGGGGTTTACAAATTGCCAGACAAACAAAAACTATTTGATTCCAGATACGAAAAACATGGCGATTGCCCGAATTGGATTGATTGCGTCATGGTGGCTGGCGATTCCATGGCACCGGCAAGGCTGTGCATGACAGGATTCGACTGCGACGGAACTATTCCGGATTATGTAAAATTGTACGGCGAATTCTACGACCCCACAGAGTTCTATTTTAACTCCCCTGGTGTGCAATTTATAGATCAGCCGACAGTTGTTAATCTTGTTCAAAAAATGATTTCTGGTGGTATGACGCAGTGCGCTATCGGGGATGAGCTCGGGGTCTCGCAGACCACTATCAAGAAAATCGCAAGGAAGCACAAACTCGGCAACTCATATCCTGGACATAAGGGGAACATAATCAAGCTGTTTGACAAGGGTGTGCGCGATGCTAAAAAAATCGCGTCATCCGTTGGCTGTCAACCTGGGTATGTTTATAAAGTTGCGTCAAAACTTGGCATTTCGCTGAACAAAAAAGAATTGGCTCGGAGGGCTGGTTAAGTGGGTAAGTACAGGAAAGTAGAGGTCGCCATTTGGAACGACAAGAATTTTCGAGAATTTTCGGATAGCGGAAAGCTTGTGTTCTTGTTCCTGATTACACATCCTCATATGACATCGCTCGGAGCCATGAGGGCTTCCCAAAACGGCCTTGCGGATGAATTAGGTTGGCAACCGAAAGCCTTTAGCAAAGCCTTTGAGGAAGCCTTGTCGAAGGGTATGGTGAAGTATGACGAAAGGGCCTGTTTTGTATGGCTCCCAAAATTTCTGAAACACAATGGCCCAGAGAGTCCGAATGTCGTAAAAAGTTGGGGTAAGGCGCTGGATATGCTACCAGAATGTGTGCTTTATTATGAATTATTGCAGCATGTTAAAAGGTATACCGAAAGCCTTTCGGAAGGCTATCGTAAAGCCTTACCTAAAGACTTCTCGAAGGCTATGCCTAATCAAGAACAAGAACAAGAACAAGAACAAGATAAAAACTTATTTGTCGAAACTTCTGACGAAGTTCGACTTGCAGAATTTTTATTTAAGCATATCAAAAAAAACAATCCAAAAGCAAAAGAGCCAAACTACCAGACATGGGCTAAAGAATTTGACTTGATAATTCGTTTGGACGGAAAGTCTTTGGATGAAATCAAGGAAATGATCCGCTGGACGCAAAAAGACGAATTCTGGAAAGGGAATATTCTTTCGCCGGGGAAACTCCGCAAGCAATGGGACCAATTGGCCGTCAAAAGCAGGATAGGCCTTCCTGGACAGCAACCGGAAATTCCAGACGCTCCAAAACTCTATGACTTCTCGGATATGGACAGTGACGAATAACCGACCTAACAAAACATCCGGCCTGAGCCTCCAGAAGATGCCGCCAGCCAATATCGAAGCGGAAGAATCCGTATTGTCGGCCTGCCTGCTTTCCAGGGATTCACTGGAAGAGGCCGTCAACTTGCTCTTGCCGGATGATTTTTACCGGGACGGTAACGGTAAGGTTTTTAAGGCCATGGCTCATTTGTTCGGCAAGGGCCAGCCGGTTGACCTCGTGACTGTTTCAAACCACTTGATGGAGCAAAAAGATATTGAGGCCGTGGGTGGTGCGGCCTTTCTGTCCAGGTTGGTCAACTCCGTGCCCATGGCCGCTAACATCCAGCACTATTGCGATATAGTCAGGGATAAATCCACCAAGCGCCGCCTAATCCAACTCCATTCCGACCAAGCGGCCCAATGCTACGACGACTCCTTAAGCGCCGCTGAAATACTCGATATGAGTCAATCTGAAATTATGGCCGTGGACCACAAAAGCGGGTCTGGCGCCTCCTGGGAAGGGATGTCTTCCGTTGTTCAGGAAGCGATAGAACACTGCGAATGGCTAGAAAATAATCGTGGGATATTGAGCGGGGTTGATACCGGATTCGTCGATCTAAACAAGATGACTGGAGGATTACAGCCTGCGGATCTCATTATCGTCGCCGGTCGCCCAAGCATGGGTAAGACGGCTTTAGCGCTAAATATCGGAAAGAGCGCAGCGAAGGCTGGCGAGACTGTAGCCGTATTTTCCCTGGAAACATCGAATAAGCGGCTCTTGTTCCGAATGGCTGCGGATGAGGCCAAGGTCAACCTTTCCAAGTTTAGGGACGGCAACTTCTCACGTGAAAACCGGGAGGCTATTTACCGGGCGTTCCGGCACCTTTACGACTTGCCAATGGTTTTCGACGATGAGGCCTATGTGATTCAGGATATCGTCAGGCAAATGCGCCGGATAAAGAAAGAGCGCGGCCTGGGGCTTGCGATTATAGATTACCTCCAATTGGCGGACGTTCGCGGGAAATTCAACCGGAATGACGAGCGGGTTGGGGCTATGTCGCGGATGCTTAAACTTGCCTCCAAGGAATTAAATATCCCGATTATCGCGCTAAGCCAACTCAACCGAAAATGTGAGGAACGGCCTAATAAGCGGCCCATGATGTCTGATTTGCGAGAGTCAGGGAATATCGAGCAGGACGCCGATGTGATAGCCCTGATTTTCTATGAGGAAAAGTATTTGGGCGAGGCGACGCCCGCGGAAAAACGCGGTGTTGTCGAGTTGAATATTGCCAAGCAAAAGGAAGGCCCCACGGGTGTTGTCAACCTGACATGGGCGCCAAAAACCCAGACCTTCGGGGATTGGGTTCATGAAAACTATAGGGTATAGGAGAGAAAATGAAAATCACATTTTCAAACTTTATCAAACGCAAGTGCTGCACCGACCCGGACCTTGACGACAGGACCAGGGCCCACGAAATGGCGAAAGTCCTGCAATGCAACGAACATTGGCCGGATATCATGTTGCAGTGCGTGTGCGACAAGGATGTCAGAAAAAACCTTGGCTTTGCGCCACTTCTGGTTTTTCAGGCGCTTCGCCAGGGGGAGGAATCGGGCCATACGTTTGAGAGCCGGGAAGAATTTAACGCCATGCTGGTTGAGGGTATGAAAGACCACGACAAAATGCTTTTCAGTCTTCGGAAGCGGACCCCGCCGCCGATTGACGACACCGTGGATAGGGGGATGGTGTGATGGAAAAAACGTGTCAGAATTGCGGTTACAAGGGGTGTGATTATTGTGGAAAAAACGGGTCTCCGTGCTTAAGTTGGATTCCTGACTGTCTCGCCGAAGCAGACCACATCATCAACGGCGAACGCCAGGACAGTTACGGGGCGCCCGAGGACTCGTTTGCGCTGATAGCCGGTCACTGGTCTACCTATCTTGGCCGGGAGCTTTCGGCACTGGATGTGGCCCATATGATGATGCTTTTTAAAATCGCACGGATGTCAGGGCAGAAACCTTGCCGGGACAATTACGTTGACCTCGCTGGCTACACGGCGATAGCTGCAGACAGGTTGTTGCCGAAGGCTGAAAAGGAGAATTAACTTGCAAAAAGAACCGATCAAAAACCTAATCTGTATTTCAGACACCCATTGCGGATGCCAACTTGGGCTTTGCCCTCCAAAAATCATGCTTAGGCATGGCGGATACTATCACCACTCAGACTTACAGGCCGTTGTATGGGAGAAGTGGCTTGAATTCTGGAATGTGTGGGTTCCGAAGGTTACACGCGGAGAGCCTTACGCTGTGTTATTGAATGGCGATATTGTGGATGGAAGACACCATAATGCAACCCATCAGGTGAGCCAGGATAAGGCCGACCAAGAAGAAATCGCAGTCGCCGTCCTGTCTCCGGTTGTCGAAAAGTGTGAAGGCCGTATTTATTACGTCTCAGGGACGCCTGTTCACGCCGGGGAAGCTGGCGAAGATGAAGAACGAATCGCCGCAAGGATAGGTTGTGTCAAGGATTCAAACGGGAAGCACAGCCGTTATGAGGCGTACCTCAAGGTCGGAAACTGCCTTGTTCACGCCTCACACCACATCGGAGTAACCGGCTCCATGGCTTATGAGACAACGGCGCTCACAAAGGAATTTAATGAGTTTTGTTCTGAGTCGGCAAGGTGGGGCCGCCAGATACCTGATGTCGTTGTCAGGAGTCACAGGCACCGCCACGCAGAGGTAAGAATTCCGACCAAAAACGGTTATGGGACAATCTTTGTCACATCGGCATGGCAGTTAAAAACCCCGTTTTTGTTCCGCATTCCTGGCGGAAGAGTGACAACACCAATGATAGGCGGGTCTATTATCCGGCAGGGAGACGAGGAGTTTTATACAAGACACAGGACGTGGGAAACAGACAGAGTGGCCACGGATATTCTGGAAACGGAGGTTGTCAATGAGTAGCAGTCTTGGGATTTCGATGCAGGAAATCATGGCAGAGGTTGAACGACTTGATAGGGCGCAGCCGGAAGGGTTTTCAATTGCCGAAATGGCGGACGCAACAGGCCATGGTAGGGATTGGTGCCGGTCGCGTGTTCGGGAAATGATTGACCAGGGCGTTTTGCGGTTTAATGGCGAGGCTACCAGAACATCCATTAATGGGCGGTCGTGTAGGGTGCCTGTATATAGCCGAATAACCGAGCCAGCGGCCCACCAGAGCCAAAACAGGGCTTAGGGTAGGCTCACCTACCCGTAAAAATTTTTAGGCCGTCAGAACGGCTATTACAAGTTTCCAACTTTTGCATAACCCGGAAAATGGGGAAAGGTCAAACAAAATGATTTTAGCACTGGATGTGGGGCTGTCAAACACAGGATATTGTGTTTTTGAAAACGGCAAGCCCCAGGAATGGGGAGTTTGCACCACGTCACCAGTCAAAAAGAAAACCGTCCGGGTGGCGGATGACAGGGCCGACCGATCCGCAAGCCTCGCAAGGCAAATCCGGGCCGTGGTCGAAAAGCACGGTGTAACCGGGATAGTAGGGGAGCTTCCGTCCGGCGGGGCGCAGTCTGCCAAAGCCATGGGCGACATGACCCAGGCCGTTGGGATTGTGGCTGCCACAGCAGCGTTGTTGGGCATCCCGGCTGAATGGTGCACTCCGACGGATGTTAAAAAAGCGGCTACCGGCAAGGCCTCTGCAAGCAAGGAAGAAATAGCGGACGCCATGGCTAAAAAATACGGGCTGGAAAAAGTCGTGAAACACACAAAGGAAAGCAAAAAGACCGGCAAACGGTCAAGGCTCTTGACTTATGGAGGGATTGCATTTGGGAACTTTGAGCACATCGCGGACGCCATGGCGGCGTATAATGCTTTGGCTGGCGGAATCCTGGTCACGCTGGCGGGGTAATGAAGCCGAGAGCACTTGTCTAAGAGCGGAGCAGCCTGAAACATGGGAATGCTGGTTCCGGCCGCAGATAAGGCCAAACCCCAAGCCACGGTGCCCCCATTGCGGGGGCGGTGGCCGGGTTGTTTGGGAATCTGACGGGTTATGGGAGTGCAAGGAGTGCTTTAGTCATTATCGGGCTAACGCATGTTGACATATTGGCCCTTTTCAATAATTGGTTCATATATCCCAATGGCGCATCGTTGTGCCTCAAGGTCTGCCTTATCCCACGAACTGAAAGCGTTATTTGTTGACCCATGGACTCTTTTTCCTGGCTTAAACACCAGTTTTTTATAGATATGGAAGCCGCCGTTTTTGTGAAATTTAGCTACGGCGAATTTACCGTTATGTGAGATAGCTCCATAGGTTGGCATCTTCTCCCCCTTCGCTTGTGTCTAATAGAATAGCCACAAGCTGCTTTGTGGTGCATATTTTGGTCATTCTGATCCGCTAAATAGTTTTATGTCCCCCTGCAAAAACACATAAGTTGCGCATATGGACCGTTCGCGTCACTCCTGCGCTCTACATAAACGGCCAGCAACTCAGGCCACACAAAGTCAATATCAACCCCTGTATAATCAGACGCTTTTCCCGTCCACTTGTATTTTCCAGAGTCATATTTTGTAGGCGTTTTAGCCCTGTTTTTACCATCAAGAATTGTTTTTGAGGCCAGTTCAACCGCATCTTTTTTGGTAACTATTTTCATTTTTCCTCCATTTCTGCCAACCCATCAAAAAGCGGCCTCCCGTGCTTTTTGTCAAGTTCATCGACAAATCGCTCCAGGGCGATGTTGATTCCAGCCTGGGCGCTCTTTACGTTGCCCATGGTTTTATGGATTGATAGCCGCTGCCAGAGTTCGAGCGGCAGTCGGACTGAGACTTGTTTTGTTTTCATGGGTGAGGCTCCTTAGTTATATGAACGAAACAGCCCGCGACCGGGCCTGCTTATAAAGGGGGTGGTCTTCAAACAAAACCACGCGGCCCGCTTCGAAATAGTCGGTCCTCATGTCGGTTTCGTTCTTATATACACCATCCTCAAAAGCAAAGAGAGCGCCGAGCTTGTTGTCATAGTCCTTGGCGTAGATCGTCACGCACGGCCTGCCGTCAACCCTATTGTCAAGGCTGTAATGACAACGGGCTTTTTCCACTCCATTTGTAACGTGGTGTTTATTAAATTTCAGCATGGTGATTTCTCCCCGCGTGCAGGATGCGCGGCCCCCTGGTGGTGGGTGGTTATAGAACTTTTCTAACTTCGTCTGCCAACTCGCCATAATTGGCGTTTATTTTCCTATTTGCGGTGAAATACCTTCCGCTAGCCCTGGCGTATGTGCTGGTAATGGCTCCGCACAGTCTTTCAGACACCTGGAAAAACTCGACACCGCTAACGGTTTCCCACCTGTCAGGCGGGAGCATATAAAGCGCTTCGTACCACTGGTCGCTGTCTATTTCCTCCCAATCGCCGATAAAACGCGCTTCCATGGCTTGCTCAGCAAGTTCGTAGGCGACGTCAAACGGCATCAAAGAGCACCCTGGGCCGTTTTTAGAGATTATGTCATCGGCGGTAGAGCCGGAAAAGATACAGCGACCGTTACGGATGATTGTGATAACGCCGGTGTCCCCCTGTTTGTATATTGCTTGATCCATTTTCATGGTTTAATCCCCTATGCAGCCAAGATGCCCTTGTCATTTAATGCCCTTGTTTCTGCGTGGTCGTATTCCTTGCGCCACTTACAGTTTGGGTTAGGGACAACCATAACCGCCGTTCCGTCTTTTTCCGTAAACATTTTAGCCGCTGTATATCTTCCATTGCTAACCATTCTCACTTCTTTTTCGGGGCGGAAAGAGTCCCATTCTTCTTGTGAGCACACCACGGAAAGTCTTTTGTATCTGCCAACGACTTTAGCAGATCCGTGCTCACCTGTTTTTTGCGGTAATGGCTCCTCAAGCGCGAGGCCCAGGAGGTTAAGCCATGCTTCCATATGCTCCTTGGTCCTAAATGCAGTGTGCGGGGTGGCGTAGTTGTCTACAAGGTACCAATAATTACAGGTCCTAAGATGCTGCGCCCTGTCGAGCGAGACGGCCCACATATTTTCGTATGTTTCGCCGCAACACATTTTCAAAAGGGCTTCTGGGGGTTGTATTTTCATGTCATTTCCTCCTTTGTGTTTCGCCCCGCCGGAGCGGGGCGGTGTTGGGTTAGGCTGCATATCCAATCGAATCCAGGATAGACTCCACAACACTTCCGTCAGTGCTGCATTCTACGCGGTAATAATCCGGCTTGATGTTTTTGACCGAAAAGTCGATCCCGCTGTCTAATAGATACCTGGCCAGGGCGGCCATTCTGTTTTTGCCCCGCACTGTGGTTTTATACATGTCATTTCCTCCTGCTTGGTGTTTGCGTTCCCTGCCTCGATCTTGACTCCAAGATAACACCGTTATATTTTGCTGTAAAGTTTTTCTTATTGTTTCATATCACTTTTATTCAAAAACACAACATATCGCTAAAAAAAGCATTTACGACCACAATATGTAGTGGTATAATGTGTTCATGAAGAGTGAGAAAGCAAATTGCAGAGAGTGTGATCAGTGGGAATGCACGGAGCGGAATAACCCGACCGGGATATGTCCCGGACCGGCTCACCCCGAGGCACAGAAGTTGTACGAGCAGGATTTCGGGCCGCCGGTCCCCTTTGTTGAGTCTAAAGCGCACTAAAACCGGCTTACAAGATACCGCCCAAGCCTCTGACGCAAGCTCAAATCGGGCGGTCACTCTGATTAATAATTCCGGCGACTGCACCCAAATAAGACGGATGCCGGATATTTTTAAAAGTGTGGGGGCTAAGGTAGCTCCTGAAAAGGCGGTATCTGGCCCGCCCTGCCCCCTACTCACAAAAGCCAGGCGCACAGCCAGAGGCGCTGGTGAAAAAAGAATACCGGAGGAAGACCGAACAGTTTGTTGCGTTGCCGTACAAGATGTTGGACAGCCCGCACTGGATAGCCCTGACGCATTCGGCACGGACGCTGTATGCATACATCAAGCGGCAACGAGACACGATTGACTCACGGGGCAGGAAAATAAACCGGAGTGACGACAGCCTGCAAATTGGCTACGCGGATGTAAGGCACGTTATGAGCAAGGACACATTCAGAAAATCCAAGGCAGACCTAATCAACCGAGGATTTATTGATGTTGTCACGCCCGGCAAATTTCCCAACGTCAAAACGGTTGTATCCCTGTCTGGTAGATGGCAACAGGCGGACCCAAACCCTCAATTGTTCGATTCCCCGTTTTAAACCCATAGGACTGTTTTTTGGTCCTATGAATGCAAAATAGGACTGGTTACTGGTCCTATGGTCACCCCCTATAGTACGTTTTTTGGTCCTATTTTACCGGGCCATATATCTATAATCTACATACAGGGTTTAATCAGCCGGGGACCAAAAGGCTCTAAATTGACAAACAACCGGTCGACCGAGGAACGAGGGAGGAATTAGTGATGAGTATTACAACCACAGGGTGCACAAATGAAGAGCCTGCACGCATGGGTAAATCCGAAACAATCGCTCTCAACATCGACAAACTGCAAAGCGCGGTCAGGCGACTGCAAGACTTAAGGGCGAGGATGCGGGCTGGCGATCAACGGAGCGCGCATGAAGAGTGCACTGACTGTGCATTCGAGTCTATCGAAACATTGCTCGACCAACTCCCCGCTATTCTGTCGGAAGCGTCCGAGTCTATCAACTGCGAAATCGCAGAGATTGAGGCGGCGCTGTACTAATGAGGACAGCCAAGGATAAGGGCAATCGCGCCGAAAACATGGCGCTGGCCGGGATCGCGATAGCGGTCCTGGCCGTGTGCGTCGGTGCATGTGTTTTGGGCGGATGGGGGATGTGATGGCAGCAGGCAGGCCGAGCGCGTACACGGATGAAATCGCTGAGACTATCTGCGAGCGGATAGCATCCGGCGAGAGCGTCCAGAGCATAACGTCCGATGAGGATATGCCGTCAAGCGCTATGGTTTATAGATGGCTGGCTGATGCGAGGTATAGCAAATTCAGGGAGATGTATACGCGTGCACGAGAGCGCCAGGCTGACTTTTTTGCCGATGAAATCATAACGATAGCCGACACCGAGGACAACCCAAAAAAAGCCGCTGTCCGTGTGCAAGCCAGACAATGGGCGGCTTCCAAGCTCAAGCCGCGCAAATATGGCGACCGGATAGACGTCCACCAGCAAGGCACGGTGACCCACACCATAGCCCCCGATATGATCGAGGGCCTAAAGCAGATCGCGGCCAAATTCAGCCAGGGCTTGCTCACCCAGGACGCCCAGGAGGCCGAAATCATCGAAATTGAGCCTGATTTGCTGGCGATGCCAGACCAGAAATCCCAATCTGGGGCAGATACGGGCGATTGTGACCAGTTAGAGACGATTAGCCCGGAGGAGTTGGTAAACTGTACAGTAGGCGGCGAGAGCAAGGATTGACGTAGCCGGGAAAAAGAGCACGGACTCGCAAGTCCTGCGATATTCGGCCAAATGCTCCGATAATTGACCATAGTTAACATAATGGATGTTATCGGACTGTATAGTTTGTATAAACAATAGGTTAGCACAAGACATGGATAAAGTCAAGGCGGCCAAAGATGCGATGATGCGCCGCTTTGTGGCTTGGTGGATACGGTCAGAGATAAGGCACGCGCGCTCAGGGGTCAGGAGATACGATCTTTTATCCGGCAAGAGCTATGTTTCGAAACCAAAATGAATAAGCATGCTTTTTTTCTGGCCGAGGGGGTGGGGGCGCCCATGGGTTTAGGGGGTGGGTGCAAATATATATAGGTACTTACCACACAATCGCGGGAGTCAACTTTGAAACAAAAATTAATACGAAAACCACTTCTGTATTTAGCGTTCAAGACGAGGAAGTTGTCGCGCAAATTGACAGAATTATCGTTGGCGTGGTTGGGAATTCGCTCGAAGACCTTCAAAAGCGGAGCGGATAAATGATAAAGGGGTGTAGTTTAATTGGCAAGACATTGGGCCTTGGACCCAATACTGCTGGTTCGAATCCAGCCGCCCCTGCCATGGTGTAGCCGCCACCAGTCCAACGCATCGAAAGCGGTTTCATTTATGAGGGTGACGAATGGCTGATCTTTACTCCGCTTTGCGGGTTAGTGAGTAAGAAATATGACCGGCCCATGCAAAACATGCGTTTTTGAGTTCCTGCTTTACAAGCCATTCGCCACCACATGCAAGATGGAGCGGCCCAGGGTTCTGCTGCACAACCGGTGCCGGTGGTACAAGAGAAAGCCGTTGCTTCGGAGAGTGCGTGAGGCGGTTTTTGGGAAGAAGTATTTAGGGGAGAAAAAATGAGGAAAACTGCGATTTTGGCAGCATTTGTCTTGTGCCTTGGGTTTGCGATTACGTCAGCGTTCGTAGCAGCAGACGCCAATAGGACCATGGATGAAAACTTCACGCTCCGGGTGAATGCAATGCAAGACAGGGCCGCAATTCGGTTCCTATACGGCCATTCGCTCGAACTGGACGCAAAGTGCCGCAAGTTGGATGAATGCCTCACGGAAAGCCTTGAACTCATTGATGGTTTCGAGCGGCTTTATCTTGGGTGTATCGAGGAGGCCGCCAATGCCAAAAACTGACGACATCCCGTCCCCGTGCCCAACTTGTGGGAGGGTGGATGAGGCGCTTTCATACAAAGCGATAATATTTATGATTTGCGCCCTTTTGGGTGTGGCACTTGGGCTATTAAAGGTTGCTGCAATAGCGATGGGATGCTGTGTGATTTGGTCTGCCGTATTTGAAGGACTTGTCGGCCTCCTAATAATTCTTTCGCCCGTGGTTGTTTTGATGGTCGCTTTTGTTATGGCGATTAATTTCGCTTGTCGCAACTAATGACCTGGACCCTTCTCATAATCCTGACCCTCGCCCCCTTCATCACCCTTGACTCCTGCTTCAATTACGCCGACTTGCCCCAGAGGGCTTTCGTGGCGTTCGGGGTTTCGGCTCTCGGGGTTTTCATGGCATTCCGGGGAAAGTACAAAATGCCGCGTTTCGGCCTTCCGATTCTGGCATGCATGGGTTGGGCCTGCCTTTCGGTTTTATGGGCGCACAACACGACTGAGGCCGTTTGGTCTTTGGTTTATTGGGGAGTGATAACATGGCTGTACTTCATGACAACGACGATTCTTGCCGGGAACCCGAAGGCTGTCCGAACCGTCCTTTGGGCGCTTTTTGCGGCAGGATGGGGGATATCGGTTATTGGCATTCTGCAATACCTGGAATTCTGCCTGCCGATTCAACAAAGCGTCGCTCCTGCTGCGACCTTTGCGAACAGAAACATGGCTGTGCAATTTATCGCGATGGTCTGGCCGGTCGGTTTCGCACTCTGGCGTCAAGCGGGAAAGGCAATGTATCCGGTTATCACCCATATGTGTGCAACGATGCTGGCATACATTGTGGTAGCGGACAACCGGACGGGCTGGCTGGTGGTGTGCTGCCAGGGAGTGGCGTTGGCGATTATGCTTTCCTTGAAAAACTCTCAAGAGAAATCGCAAGCGTCAACCTCAAAGACATCAAGATTGAAAAGGATTTTCTCGCCAAAATATGCTCTGGCTACCCTGCAAAAATCACCGAAAACGGAATTGAAACAATCGACCCGGAAGAATTCTTCGTTTCACCGCCGAATAGCCCTGGCCTATGGACTCGCCTTATTTCTCTTTTTAATCAGCTTGGGGCCGGATGGTATTCGTTTCTCAAGCCTGACCAACATGACGCACAGGGTCGGGACGGCGGTGAGTGAAGCCGCCGGGCAACATGACGGCAAACGGGATACTTCGGTAGCCCTGAGAAAGGCCATATACCTGAATTCACTGGAAATGTTTAAAGACAGGCCGTGGTTCGGATTTGGCATCGGAAACCACAAGGTATTTTACCCTGCGTATTCCCAGGCGGCAGTCAAGGACAGGGTGTTTAGTGAGAAGATTCAACTCCACAACGCCCATAATGATTATCTGCAATGGGCCGTGGAGACGGGGATTGTCGGGGTTCTCCTGCTTTGCTGGCTGGTTTTCTCGGTCGGCCGGGTGGCGGTTGCGGGAGCTTTTCAAGGGGGTTGGCAGAAAATAAGCGTTTTGTTGGGATTGGTGGCGTTGGCAATAGCGGCCATGTTCTCATTCCCGATGCAACGGTCGATACCGCCGATGGTTGGGGCGGTTTACTTGGGGATTTTAGGGTGCAAAAATGAAGTGTCGTGATTGTGGGAAATATTCCGGGGCAAAATATGACGGCGCTATTGGCGTCTGCTCCGACTTTGCAAATGGAAACCCGATGGAAACCCTTGCAAACAATACTGGTTGCGGAAGACTTGAAAAGATTGTCCCGCCCAGAGAGCCAGTTCACATTTACGGGCTTGAAAAGATAGATTCGCTTTTGTCGGATGTGTTTTTCACGAAGGACGCCAAGAGACCGCCTGAATTAGTAAGTGAAAAAGCAGAGACTGTTGTTTATAGCGCTGTCAGAAAACTTAATAGGGATGATAGATTTTTTCTTACAAGGCTTACCATGGCCAGCGATTACAACGGGCTTACGTATCCGCTCGACCTTAATGATTTTTATTTATTTGCAATCGGAGAGGGTGAAGAATCAAATAAAAATTCAATTGCGGCAAAAGGGCGCATTGATTCATTCGTAAATAAAAACAAAGACAGAATAGGGTTAACTGGCACGGTTTATTTATTCAGAAGATTTTTGAACCTAATCAGGGGTGAGTTGAGAGATATCCGAAACAAAAATAAACAAATAATTGACGAGTTTAATTCCAAAGAAGACCAAGGCGCTGAGGCGTCCAAGAAAAGGGTTTTGGTTTCAGCCTCAATTCCGCGCAAGGAGCCTTCTTTTGGCGGGATTGTGTGTTCATATCAGGCAACATAGAATGGCCCACAAAAAAGACATTCTATGGAGCCGGTCGATTAGGTCGGCATGGATTAAACTATGGGTCCACCACTACGACATGTATACCGACAAGCACAAGGGGCCCAAGCGCCGCTACCACAAGGCGCATAGACAGTATTGGCGGATGCGCGGACATGAGGGGATGAGTTACTAATTATGAAAAATAACCACCGCGAAATCCTCCGCTTCCGCTCCAATTCCATGGTCGCCTTACTCATGGCGATTACCATTTGCATCCTTTACGCCCAGGCAATCCGCGCCGACCAATGCCACAAGGTTTATGACGCAGCCGAACGGTTAAGGATGTGGGACGTTGCCGAATATTGGGCTGAAAAGGCGTGGTCAATTTTCCCCGTGGAGAAGGAACCGCGCTCCTTTATTGGACGCGCGAAGATTGAAACCGGTGATGTGATAGGGGCAACGGCAGTCCTGGAGGATTTAACGGACGATTACCCCTACCACATGAACGGTTTGATTAACCTCGCGTGGGCCTATCGCCTGCAAGGGGAGAACGAAAAGGCCATGAAATGCTACGAGAGGGCGCTGGCAATCAGGCCGGAAGACAAGAAAGCCCTTGGCGGATACTACGCCGCTTACCGATCCAACCAGAACCGGATAACTCCCCCTCTGTCCGGTTCGACCGCACCCTGACCCCATCCTACCAACGGAACCCTCCCGCCGTTGGGGGTCGGGGTGCAAACTAAAAAACTACGTGCCCTTGGCGTCAACTGGCAGCGCAACGGACTCCAAATCCGTAGGTTGAAGGTTCGAATCCTTCAGGGTACGCCAAACCTAATCCTGGGTATCTCAGCGGTAGAGAATTCGCCTCATAAGCGAGTCGTCGCTGGTTCGAATCCAGCCCCAGGAACCAAAAAGTGGAAGACCGTGCAAAGACTGACTGTTGAAAAATGGACTGATTGGGATAAAGCATGCAGGCTCACGAACCGGCTTGTAAACCACCCATCAAACCCTCATTACAAGGCCCTGTTTGACGCCGTTGTCATGTGCAACATGAAAATTGGAAGCCATGAGCACCAGAACAACATGGCGCCTGTTTTCAGCGACGGGTCGGCATTTTATACCTCACTCGGCCAATGGAGCAAGATTATGGCTGAAATCTGGAACGAAGTCGCTGGTTATGAGAAATACCACTACATGGACTTCACCCACGACATTGATTTCATAAGAGATTCAGAAAGGCCGGTGTAGCTCAACTGGCAGAGCGGGTGATTTGTAATCATCGTGTTGGGGGTTCGAATCCCTCCACCGGCTCCAAGGAAGGTTGGCTGAGCGGTCAAAAGCATCGGTCTTGAAAACCGGCGAGTGTAAAAAGCTCCAAGGGTTCGAATCCCTTACCTTCCTCCATAAGGAAAAAATGGAAGAATCCTACCGAGATATTGAGCAGTTCAACGAAATGCGCCTGGAAGCCATGAACAAAGAGCAAATGGTCGTTCGTGACGACTCGCCGGAAAAGACGGCTGCAATCCTTGCAGCTATCGCAGAATCCACGTATTCGCAGTTTCCAGAAAAGAAGTAATAATTCCCTCCATTTACAGGTTTCATGGAATTTACCGAGCAACAACTTACGACCGGAGTGCAGGCTCATAGCGCCTTTTTGTGGGCTACCATGAGCAAGGTCAAACTTGGCTCCAGCGAGTTTTCAATCAAGGGGCATGAGTATCAACACGCCATGCTTGAGGAGGATGCCCCGCGTCAATGCAGCATTAAGGGCGCTCAACTTGGAATTACGGAAGTCAATGTTATCAAGACTATGCACGGCCAGATTCATGGCAGATACCCGCAGGGTAGTTTGTATCTTTTCCCCACAAGGGATGACGTCAAGGATTTTTCAAAGGCCAGATTTGATCCCCTGATTGCCAACAACCCGGATTCCATCGGCAAGTTCGTGCAGGATACAGATGCCGCCAACATCAAAAAGATTGGAAAGAGTTTTCTTTATCTTCGCGGCGCAAGAGCCACTAAGAGCATCGGGGATAAAAAAAGTTCTTCTCAGTTGAAGTCAATTCCGGCTGACCGCGTTGTCTTTGACGAGCGGGACGAAATGACAGACGACATGGTGGACCTCGCTATTGAGCGCATGAGCCATAGTTCCATCCAGGAGGAAATCCACCTTGGCACCCCGACAATTCCTGATTACGGGATTGATAAACTCTATCAGGAATCCGACCAGCGGGTTTGGATGATTAAGTGCGGGGTTTGCGGCAAGGAAACATGCCTTGAATTGGAATTCCCAAATTGCCTTGCCGAGTTGAAAGATGGCCGTGTTATCCGGCTTTGCGTCCATTGCAGGCGCGGAGTTTTAAATCCTGCCAATGGCAGATGGGTAGCCCAATATCCTGACAGGGCAAAGGATATGGTCGGTTGGTGGATAAGCCAACTTGTGTCCACCTATATCGACCCTGCCAAGATTCTTAGGCTATACAATAATCCGCCAAACGGCAACCTTGCAGAAGTCATGAATTCCAAGTTGGGCCGCGCCTACATAGCCGCAGAAAACCGCCTGGCGCAAAACGACGTTTTTGCCTGTTGCGGCAGGGACGCCATGGACACACGGCACGAAGGGCCGTGCGCTATGGGTGTGGATGTCGGCAAGGAATTGAACATAGTTATTGGAACCAAGCCGCAGGACAAGACGCGCAAAATTGTCAAGGCGGCCAGGGTTGGTTCCTTTAACGATGCCCACGACCTTGCGAAAAGATTCAATGTTAAGGCTGCCGTGTTCGACCTTTTGCCGGAAACAAGGAAGGTCCGGGAATTTATCAAGGATGCGAACTTCCCCGTTTATGGGTGCACCTATTCCGATCACCAGCGTGACGACTATTCATTCAACCACAACTCCAATATCGTGACCGTAAATCGAAACGAGGTTTTGGACGCAACCCACGAGCTGGTTGTGACTCCCGGCCGATTCGAAATACCGGCGCCATGTAGTGAAATCAGGGAATACGCCAAGCAGATGTGCGCCACAGCCAAGGTGCTTTCCAAGGATGAGGACACCGGAATTCACAGATATCACTACCGGAAATTAGGCGCCGACCACTACCGCCACGCCACAGCGTATTTTGAAATAGCAAGCCAACTCATATCCACCACGGCCCTTGGACGGGCCTTACAAAAATACAAGCTGAAAAAGAAAAAAAGAACAGGCACCTTTATGGGGGCCTAAAAAGGAGAATCATCAATGACTTACATCGCAATGCTTAGAACCGGAACCAAAGTCAAGGTCACGCGCGAGCGGGATATCAAGGCCTTTAGGGAAGGGGCCAGCGGGAAGTGCTGGGGCGCCGCCCGTGTAGGCATGAATCTTGGAGGCGGGGTTATGCTCGACACATCTTCTGTTGTCCTGTTTTACCCCGAAGGGAGCGATATCGTGGTTGAGCCTGGGGCCGAAGATACTATTTGTGAAGTCGCTGGCGACGAGGAAGAAACCGACCATATCCAGCCCGAAGGCGATGCAGAACCGGGGCCGGACGGCATGGACCGCAGGGAACTGTACGATGCCTGTGTCGCCATGGGGAAAGAGTTTGACAGGCCGTGGAACTTCCAGAAGAAGGACGAGCTTGTGAAGATTTACGAAGAACTTACCAAGTAGCCCTTTGGCTCCCCGCAGTTCACCACCCCGCAACAATTCTCCCGCCCTTAGGATATTCAGATGAAAGCCAAAAAGCTGCCATTTTCCAAATTGGATAAAGAGTCCAAGCTCGAGGAGGCCAAAAGGCGCCTTGACTACGCAAGGACCATGGACTCCGACACGCAAAAGGAGTTCCGTGAGGACTTCGGGTTTTATGACGGGACAGGGCAGTGGACCAAGGAAGACAGGGATATTCTCAAGGAGCAAAATAGGCCATGCCTCACATTTCCTGTGTGCAAGGGTTCTGTTGATTTGGTTGTCGGCGTCAATTCGTCCAATCCCGTCAGGATGGTTGCATCTCCCGTTGAGCCTTCTGACGGGTTTCTGTGTGAAGTGCTGAACGACGTTGTTGAGTGGGTTTCTGACGAAAACAATTTCGAGGACAGAGAGGAAGAACTTTTTGAGTCGGTTGTTATTTGCGGACGCGGCCACATAGCCCTTGACTTTTCAATCGACCCGAAAAGGTTTGGGGAAATAATCCTGAACGAGTCTGTTGTTCCTGTTCACGAAATACGTATTGACCCAGCCAGCCGGGAGCGCGACGGCTCGGACGCCAACCATATTTTTTGGGACAGGTGGGTTACACGGGAAGACTTTAAAATACGATACCCTGAATTTGCCGACCGTGTTGACGAGTTCATGGAAACCGGCAGGGCATCTTCCTTTGGCGAGTCGCCCGACCCCAAGACAGACGAAAACATTTTTGACGACCTTGGGGATGACGACGATTACGACCGCCCGATAGACGCCAACTATTACGACCTGAAAAAAGATCGGGTGCGCGTCTGCCACATGGAATATTGGGAGGCGTTTAAACGCCATGTCGCGTTTAACCCGGAAACCCAGGAGTGGGAGGAGTTTGACCCGGAGAACATCGAACAACTCAAGGTCAACTATATCCTGAAATACAAAACTCCCTTTGAATACAACACCATGATGGACAAGAAGGTCAAGTGGTTACAGTTCATAGGGGATGAAATCCTGTATGACGGCGACTCCCCTATGCCCTATGACGGGTTTTCGGTAGTAACGTCCATCGCAAACACAGACCCATCCAGGCGTTCAAACAATCATTTCGGCGTAATACGCCTGATGAAAGATCCGCAAAGAGAAATCAACAAGCGATGGAGCCAGGCGCTTAACCTCCTGAACAACATGGTGCAGCCAGGGACCGATATTGAAGACGGCGCCGTGCCTGACATTGACCAGTACAGTGAGGCAAGAAAGACCCCTGGCGGCGTCGGCATTGTTTCAAGTGGGGCATTAAGGGACGGCAAGATAAAGGAGCGCAGCGCTCCGCAGTTCCCAAGCGCCCCTATGCAGATGGAGCAAATGTCCCAGGACATTATACGAAAAATCACCGGCATTAACCCCGACTTGCTCGGACAGGATAGCGGGAGACAGGAGCCAGGGGTTGTTGTTCAGACCAGACAGAGACAGGGCCTTATCCTGCTTCAAAAATTATTCAAGGAACACAAGAGGGTTCGCCGGGAAATATTCAAGCGCGTCATTGCGATTATTTCCAAATACATGCCGGACGGTCAAATCCTCCGCATCCTTGGCGGCAACGAAAAATACCAGATTGAAAACGGGATGGTCATTAACCCGAAGAACGGAATGGCCGCTGCAATCCGCGATATCCGCAATCTGAAATTCAACGTGGATATTGAAGAGGCCCCTGGTAACCTTGCAAAAGATATGCTGCAATTGCAAGTATTTATGGAAATGATGCATGCTGGCTTCCCGGTTGATCCGAAGACTGTCATTGAAAAACTCCAGCTTCCAGCCACTGAAAAACAACGATGGATTGAATATATCGACGCCCAACAACAGGCGCAGGCACAGGCCGCACAGCAGGCGCAGCAACTTGAGGCGCAGAAGGTTATGGCCGGAATTCAGACAGAGGCCAAAAAGGTGGATGGCGACATTGCCGTGAAGACCGCGAAGGTCAGGGCGCAGGCCCAAAAGGACAGCACCAAATTCGCCCACGACCGGGAGCGCGAAGACAGGAAGTTTGTAATCGACGCCGCAAAACTTGACCATGAAGATTCAAAGATGGTTTTGGACGCAGCCGCCAAGTTTGCAGCCCTGAGAAACCAAGGGAACAGGGAGAGCAGGCCCAATGGGAATAATTAAACAAAACGGCACCATGTATTTGGCAAAGGAAATGCGGATTACTTCTGACAAGTACCGCAAGGGATATGACGGCATCAGGTGGGATGGCAAGGATGACGAAGGCCAGCCCAATAAAAACAAAGAAAACAAAAACCATTAAACCTCACCGGGAAAGGTGTTTCGTGCCGCCGACGATACGGGCGAAAGGGAGTAGTTGAACAATGGAAAAAGAAGACAAAGACGTAATGGAGTCCGCAGTGAACGACATCCTCGGTGAGCCTACACCTGAAAGCGCTGGCGAAGAGGAGAGTTCACAAAAGGGCATCGAAGAAACGCAGGGCGACGAAGGCGAAACCAATGCTGGCGATGACGCGGAAACCGTGGAAGAGCCGGATGGTGAGCCTGAAAACAAGGTTGATGAAGAACCAGCCAAGGAAGAGGAGGGCCCCGCACCGACGCCGGGTGAAGATGAAACGGGCGATGAAACGGAGCCTAAATCTTTTCAGGACAGACTGGCTGACTTTGAAAGCCAAAGCAAGGGGCTGCTTGCGGCAAAGCAGGCAGAGAAGGAAAAGCGCAAGGCCGCAGAAGCCGAGGCCAAACAGTTGCGTGATGAAATGGCGCAGCTAAGGAAGTTGGTCGAAGAAAGCAGGAAGCAGCCTGAGCCAAAGCCGGAAGAAAAGGCGCCCGAGCGCATTCTCGCCGAAATCGACGACGAAGGCAACGTGTCGCTTCCTGCAAGCGTTCTTGAGCAGTACGTCAAGAGGGCCATGCAGAACGACCCGAGGCTTTCCGAGTTACAGGCGAAAGTCCAGGTTGCCGAGCAAATGAACCGGCAAATAGAGGCAGAGAAGGCAGAGGACGCTTTTTTTGCGGAAGCCACCAAGGACATGGACGGTTCTGTCATGGAGGCAAGGCCGCTTTTTAAACAGGTGCAGAGTGCGCTTGCCGACATAGCCTTTGGTTATATTGAGGCGAAAGGCATTGCAAGGCCCGTGACCGTCCTTGACGCCGTGACGCTCTATGAAGGCACGGAAGTGGAAGCTAAGTTTAACGAGTACTTTCCAGGCCTTGATATGGCCGATGTTATCTTGGCCCCCGCTTCCAAGAAATACCTTCGCAGATCCCTTGAAACCATCGCCGGTATGCAGAATCCAAAACCGGCGCCATCCGCCCCGCCGTCCAAAGACCCTCGCAAAGATTCCGAAAGGGTCGCTTCCATTACGTCCAAGGCAAGGAACCTAACCGGTTTAAACAACCAAGTAAAACAAGAGCCCACCACCCTGGACGCCCTCGCAAGGAAATCCTCCGAAGACATTATCTTCAACTCCACAGACGAAGAAATTAAAGCATTGGAAAATTTCCTCGCATCCGAGGGATAAGGCTGGTGGTTCTCAATAGGAGAACCAAATGAACACTGAGTTTGGAGTAAATTCACCCCAAGCGGTAAAATATTGGTCTGACCTGACCATGCGCGAAGCGCTCAAGCACACAATGCTTATGCGCTTTGTCGGCAAAAGCAAGCGTTCAGTCATTCAAAAGATCGATGACCTGGAAAGCTCCGCAGGCGACACCATCAAGTACGACCTGCTGCTACAGGCCACCGGCGCCGGCGTCACCGGCGACAATCGCCTGGAGGGCAACGAAGAAGCCCTTGTTTACGAACAGGACTCCGTTGTTGTTGACCAGATTCGTCATGCCCATTCCTTCCGCAAAATGTCTCAGCAGCGCACCCTGCACGACCTGAGATCCGACGCCAAGGAAAACCTGTCCGACTGGCTGTATGGCTGGTTGGACAACCTGCTTTTCCGCAACCTGTGCGGCGACACAACCGTATCCCACGGTCAGGCCGCAAGCGCCCCTGACACCGACCATTACATTCTGGCCGGTAGCGCCACCAAAACCGGCGTGATCGCCACGGACGAAGGAAACCTGGACTCCAACGACGTTATCACCTTGTCCGACCTGGATAAGTGCAAGGAACTGGCGGGAGCCCCTGACTCCGACGAAATTCCCATTCGTCCGGTTAATATCAACGGCCAGGACATGTATGTGGTCATTCTCCACGATTACAGCGTGTATGACCTCCGTCTGGACACAGCAAACGCCTCCACTATCACCTGGCCGGAAATCCAGATGAACGCGGCGCTGCGCGGGCCAAAGAACCCCATCTTTACCGGAGCTCTTGGCATCTACAACAACATGATTCTGCACCAATCTTCCAGGATTTACAGCCCGATTGCCAACGTCCGCAGAAACCTGTTCCTGGGAGCCCAGGCTGGCGTTCTCGCATGGGCCAACGCCTACAAGCCCATCGACGGCAAAGCCTTCAAGGCCAACCAGTACGCAAAATGGGTTGAGCGTCTTGGCGACTACGACAACGAAAAGGGCATCTCTGTCGGAACCACTGTCGGCATGAAGTCCTGCCGCTTCAACAGCAAGGACTTCGGCAAAATCGTGCTGCCCACCTACGCCGCCAAACACTCCGGCTAACCAAACCCGCTCTTCCTGAGCGTTAGATTTCTCTTTCAATAGGAGACTATATCATGGCTTTTGATAATGCCAGTGGGACCACTTACGATCTCACAAACGGCAAGGTAAACCCCATGGCCTGCCAGCCGCACTCCGTGCCCACTCATGGCGGGACCTTTATTCTGCACAACAGAATCGACTTCACCAACTCCATCGCTCCGACCATTACGGACGCGGTTGCCAACACCCTGAAAATTCTCAAGGTTCCCAAAGGGACCACCATCACCAAGTTGCGGTTTCATGCTGTTCGCGGCAAGACCGCCCCGACCCACGCCTACGCCCACAAGAGTGGTTCCGCCCTTGGCGCCTCCGCTGGAAAGTCCGCTACCATGGACGTGGGTTCCATTGTTTACAAATCCGCCTCTCAATCCGCATCTTCCGCCGTCACCACGGCCAACACCTTTATGTCTGTTGAGGCGATTACCAAGGCGACCGGTGCGGTTGCAACCCTGTCTCCGACTGCGGCTGCAAGCACCCCTTTCACCGACTATGTGACCGTGGACGATACCACCGCCGCCACCGCTCCGTACACATTCCAGTACGGCGGCTTTGTGACCATGGGCGTCACCGACTCCACGGGTTCCAGCACCAGCAACATCAATGGCGCTTTTACCGGGGTCATGGACGTTGTGGCCGAGTGCTACCACCTGCCCGAATAAACCAACCGGGGGCCTTCATCGGCCCCCAACAAACCCACCAGTGGGAGGATTAAATGTCAATGTTTTTAGGGGAAGATTATTTCAAGGGGCCTGAAACAGACCACGAAAAAGGCTATTACTCCAAACTCGACAAGAACGACCTCGTAAGCCGACTCAGGCCGCTTTTTAATATGGGCTACACCATCAATGACCGTGGCGTGTTTGAACGCATGACCAAGGGTGTTGCGTGGATTACCCCGTGGCACCATGTGAAATCCGCCCACAACAAGCGGTGTAACCTTGACCATCATATCATTTTTGACCACTTCGGGTTTATCCCGTCCAGGTGCATGGAATGCTGGAAGGTTGTTGTTAACCCGAGAACCGTCAAGGAGTTGTTCCTGCTTCTGGAAGTTGAAAAGGGCCTTGGCCTTGCCAGCAAGTGCGGCATTGAGGTCCGGGATTACACCCACGCCCTTTATGGCGGCTATTTTTACGGTAATTCCGTGGAAGAAGGGCGCAACATTTATGAAATCGTCCGCGCCGCTGTCAATGAACATATTTCGCCCGAAATCCCTGTAGTGCTGAAACGCGGATGCACTGAGTTCGAAATGAAGTTCTGGCCTTCCGTTTCGTGGTTTATCACCGATGAAAACCGGGAAATGGAAACCTACATCGAGGACCGCGTTGAAGATCCTAAGCGCGTTCTTCAAGGCCAACCAGACCACCTATTGGACCACATTCACCGCAAATGGATCAAGTGGGCGTTCGCACACGGAGACTCCACATACAAGGAATTCACTAATGGCGAACCGCTCTACCCGGAAACCGTCAAATATCACGAAGGCGACATTGACGAGATCAAGCGTGAGTTAGGCCGCGTGAGAGGCATTGTGAGCGGGCTTTCCCAGGAAGCAGCCGAAGGCATGCAGTCGGACATTCAGACCGTCAGGGCGGCCTATGGAGCCTCTGAAAGGCAACTTGGAGCCATACTCGGATTCAATGATGTTTCGCCTCTTGAGAGAAGAATCATGATTGGCGAACAAGACGAAACCACTTAGCGAGGACGCTATGAAAAAAATCTTTTCCATCCTTATCATCATGTGCCTTTTGCCCACGCTTTCTTTTGCGTACCGGTCGAAGGACACTATCAACCACCTGAACACCAAAACGGTCAACGGCATTAACGGAGCCATAGCTATTACCGAAGACGCCATTAATGTCACTGGCGCAGTCACAATCACCGGGGCCACTGGCATTACCGGCAACGCCACCCTAACCGGAAACCTTGATTACACAGGCTCATTGACCGCAGATAGCGGCGCGACCACCCTTTCAGGCTGGTCCGCTGGCGGCATGGGCGTTTTGCTGGTCAACTCCTGCGAGGCCTGGTATTCGGCCGTAAACTCAACCCAAAGCACCTATACCCTGACCACCAGTAATTCCGCTTTTGCCGCTGGCGACGTTCTCAAGATTGAAGTTTCGGGTACTGTCACCGGGGCGAACGCAGCGACGCAACTTCAACTCATGTTCGGCACTACCGCAGCCTGTCAGCTTGACAAGGCCGCTGGGGCTGGCGACTTCACGGCCGAGTTCACAATTTGTGAGCACACCAACTTTGCGAATCAGGAGGTTTACGGATTCCTGAAATCCTCCGCAGCCGCAGACGGTGACGCAGACCACACGGCGCAGACCACTGATTTTAGCGAACCGGTGAGCATTGGGCTGGACATTACATCGGGCCACGCTTCCGACACAATCGCCGTTCACTCCATTACTATCTGGCTTTACAGGAAAAACTAATGGCCTACACGGCAAGTCAAATAATTGATTCCGCCCTCCGTGACCTACCCGGCGGCATTTCGCAGGATTGGCAGGATTATCAGTTGCTTGACTACCTAAACAGGGCGGTAAGGGTGCTTGACAGCGCCCTTGCCAGCCTTGGTAGTGATTGGGTTGAGGCGGACGCGGATATCACTCTGTCGGAAGACGGGACAACCGCTTCCGTTCCTACCCGCTGCATGGTGGTCAAAGAGGTCTGGAACAGTGCGAACAGACTGACAAAGAAAACCCCAGACTTTATTCGCCAACGCCAAAGACTGAACGGGACCAGCACGGGTTCTCCGTATTATTGGGCGCACGCAGGAACAAACCTGATTTTCGACCGGACAGCCGACCAGGACTACACCCTGAAAGCCCACTACAAGCAGTATTCAGCCGACCTGGAACTTACCGACAACATGCCATACGACGACCAGTTTAACGATGAACTGAGGTCGTCTGTCGTCATTTTGGTGAAGGCAAAAAATTCCTCTGTTGCGGATGATGGGAAGATGGCTGGCGTCCTGACAAGGGCTGATTACGAAATTAACAAGATGTTTACTGACGCCGTGCGCTCACGGGCTATAGCAAGGGGCTACGTGAAAAGACGAAGGGGCGATTTTTGATATGAAAAAACTGACTTACGCAGTAATTTTTACCCTGTTGCTCGTGGTTTCGTCATACGCCGGGACCACGGCGACGTCCGGCATTACGGCGCAGACCATCATTGACCGGATTGAACAGGAGTTGAACGACGAATCCGGCACCCTGTTTTCCGACGCCGAGGCGGTCAGGTGGATTAACGAGGCCGTGAACATGGTCGCGGAAATGTCCGGGTGCCTGGAACTGACACAGACAGTGACCCTGGCGGCGAATACGCAAAGCTATTCCGTCACAACCAGCCATTACGACATCCTTTCGGCCATGTATGACAACGGGTCTTCCAGCAGCAGGCGGTTTTACTTTCTTGCGCCTGTTTCGCCCAACGACCCGGAGAAATTCAACCGTGAGACGGGCCGCCCCCAATATTTCTTTGAGTGGGCTAACTACGTCTACCTTTGGCCTATCCCCGATTCAAGTGTTGCCGACACCACCGTCACCCTGTTTTTGGCCGGGAAGCCCACGGGCGTTTCCGCAACATCCTCAACAATCGAGACTCCGTACTACTTTGACAAGGCCCTCCTGGATTGGTGTTGTTACAAGTTCTGGAAAAAGGCCAACCAGATTGAGCGGGCCATGATTTTCAGGCAGTCCTTTGAGCAAGTAATCTCCCGCTACACCCTCCAAATCCGCAAGCCCCTCCAACCCGCCGCTCAGTAAAGGTAAAATATGAAGATCCGCTATTTTATTATCGCCTTCGCGCTGCTTTGCCTTGGCATTGCCGGGGCGGCGCAGCAGGGCCAGCCGCTTTCGCACGGTCAGGTCGTCAACAAGACGTTCGGCTTTAACGGCGCATTCCGTCCCGGCGACGACCCTCTGGCTATTGGGATTGACGGCTACACCCGCCTTGAGAATATGCGGTACAATGATGTGGGGTTGGAGGGGGTGGCGGGGTATACGAAGGTTAATAGCACGGCGCTACTTAACAGTCTCGACCTTGAGAAGTTTACCGAGGACGACGATTTTTCCAAGATTTCGGTTGATAGTAGCACCTTAATTTCCATAAGCAACCCGCAACATGCGACGCCTGTTTATTTGTATGCCCCGTATAGCGGGGGTTTTTTTGAAGGCAGCACTGAGTACCAGATTGACGTAAAATCCACAAGCGGCGGTGGATATGGCACAATTAATTTTTGGGGAATAAGCGAATTTGTAGGCGGGTCGAGAAATAATTACAGGGCAGCCATAACATCCGAGCTATCCGGAACAGTTATTTTTGGCATCTACGCAGAAAGCAACAACTCGGCAGTTTATAACATGGAGACCTCTGGTTCCTATAGTGAAGACGCATATTATACATGCCGTATAAGATATGAAGACGAGCATCCTGACTATAATGATTTCACGGGCGACCCACAGCACGTTTACGGCGTTGTTTACATGGATATTTACGCCGAAAATGATTTATCCGAACCACTTGAAACAATCTACGCATACGACCTGTTTAATTTCTCCGAAGAAAGTAGGCCCTATCTAATTGCATTCCAGGAAGACGCTGTGTCGGGACATGCATCATTTGATGGATATATTAGGAATTTCAGCACTTGCGGTGAAGTAACCAACGGCATCCAACTTGTTGACGCCAGCGACACATGTTTTATAGCCCAGGTTGGACAAGGGAATTCGAGGCTCTACAGAAACAATACCGCAATCCCTGAGTCAGGAGATTTCACGAGCACCGTTTTGTGGTATGGAGCCGACGATGGTTTAGACGGCCGCTTCTGCCCCACTCCCGATAACGGCATAGCCTACTGCAACGGCGCGGAGTGCTGCATCTGGCACGGCGACGAAATGCCAGTGGCCGGATTCTGGACGCTGAACCAGATTGTCCAGGACGGTGCGGCTCTTACCTTCACGGCATCAACGGACACCATCAAGGACGGCTCGATCAACTGGTTTGACGCAGGATTCAGGCCGGGGCAGAGAATCGAAGTTGGCGGGACGTCAAGCAATAACAAGACCTTCACCATTGAAAGCATAACCAGCGACGGCGGCACAAACAACGTTCTGAACATCCTGGAAAACCTCGTAACCGACGAAGGGGCCGGGGCAGGCACTGCAACCCTGACTGCCTGCGTGTCAACTGGCGGATACGAGAATCCGCTTATTTATTCCGTTGCGGTCAATAACAAACTATCCTCGAACGGAAATGTGGCCCCTATCGGCCTATCCACGGCTGACGATTCAAGCTGCAAGACCTTTCTTGAATTCGAAGGTTCGGACGGATCAACGACATTCACAGATTCTTCGTCAGCAAGCCAAAGCTATACAGCCACAGGCAACGCTAAAATAAGCACCGCTTCATCTAGATATGGAACTGGCTCTTTGAAGCTGGATGGAAACGGTGATTACATTTCCATGATTGACACGGATGATGTGGATTTTGATTCCGGCAGGTTCACCATCGACGGTTGGTTTAAGCTCTCAAAGGTCAACTATGTAGGATATAACCACTCCCTGTTCAGCCAGTACCAGGACAGTAGCAATTACATGCGTTTGTACTACACGCAGAACACAGACAGGTTTCGCCTTGAAATAGCAGGAGCAGGGATAAGTATAGTTGCTTACATCTACGAAGAGCTTAATTACAATCAGTGGTATCACATAGCCTTGATCCGTGGATGGGGTGGTGATGATGACGCATGGGCCATGACAATTGACGGTGTGGCTGTTTATGTGGTGTCGAATTCTGCAGACTACCCGAACTTATCCGCCGACTTTGTTGTTGGGGCAAACAACGGCTCCAATACGTTTTCAGGCAACATAGACGACTTTCGTATTACCAAGGGAAAGGCCCTTTGGACGTCCACGTTCTCCCCGCAGGCGAACAGCGTTTCCACTACCAATAACTCATGGCTGGTTATGACCAGGAGACCGATTCAAGGCGTCAAATACTACGTCTCAGAGCCGAATTCAACTGCGAGTACGACCGCAGGATGGGTCTGGAACGGCTCATCCATGGAGGCCCTGGAAATAACGGACGGTACGGCGTCTGGCGGCGTCTCATTGGCCCAAACCGGGAGCATGACGTTTGACAGCACGGTTGACGTTGCAAGGCCGCTCTGGTTTGAGGGATATCTCTGTTACGCCTACCTGTTCAATATCACATCCGGCTCAAGCGCAAACATTTACCGGGTGACTGTTGATGCGCCGTTTCAGAAAATTAAGGACATTTGGGACGGGCTTTACCGTCAATGCGTTGGATTTCAGGTTTATGACGCAAGCGTAGGCTCGTATACGGATTACGTTCTGCACGTCAACCAGGACTCTTACGAAGGCTACGAGATTGGAGCCGAGATTGGCGGTTTCGGGGCAAGTGATTACGCCATTGTAATCTTTGAAGAGAGAATGACGGCGTTCCATATGAAGGCCACACCAGAAGGCGCGAATAGCGCGGCTTGCCCGTTGACTGTGTACTATCACGGTGAAACTGGCTGGCAACCGGTTAGCAGCCTGAACGACGGGACGATACCGGATGACGCAACGACATGGCAGACGCTTGGAACGTCCGGCCTTGTGACGTGGACGCCGCCCGACATTTCTAAAGAGATCCCCCAGGCGCTATTCGATATACCCGGCTACGCATACAAGATTGTCTGGTCAGAAACCATTGACGCTACGGCTACACTTGACCATATCACCGGCATTCCGGCCCAGGTGGAAATCGGTGCTTTTAAATTCCCGTTCATTTACAAGAACAAACTCTTCCTTGCCAATAATGTTGGCTCGGGCGAAGGGCAAAGGATTGACTATTGCACCGATAACGCGCCTGATAGCTGGAACGGCATCACATCCTCGTATGACGGCTTGCAATCCATCTACATCCCAGGGACAGGCGACCTAACCGGGGCCGCGTCCCTTTACAACCGCTACGGATCAAACTTCTATACCACGGAAGTCCTTTTTACGGAGTCGGGCGTTTACCAGCTTTCCGGCTCCACCCCGGAAGACTTCCAGGTTTTTCCGGTTTCAGAAGACGTGGGTTGCCCTGCGCCGCTTACCATAGCGGCTGTTGACGCCGGGGCTTCCGACAGCGAGAGTTTGAAACGCAAGGTTATTGTGTGGCTCTCCGCTTCCGGCCCCAAGGTATTTGACGGGGCTACCATTGTTGGAATCCCCGGCGTTGACAATTATTTTGACCCAGACGACGACGATTGCATCAACTTCGATTTTATTTCCACCGCAAGGGGCTGGTACGACCGCACCCACAAGGAATACAACCTGACATTCCCGTCCGGCGACGGCCAGACATCCAATAACGCATGGCTGGTCTATGATTTTTCCCGGAACAAGTGGTTTGAGAAGGTTCCGACCACCTACCCGACTGCTGCATTCACCGTGCAGGACGCGAGCGGGACGCCCTACGTTTACGCCGGGACTGCTGACGGATACGTGCTGCGCCTAGAAAACGGCACGACATGGGACGGGACGGCCATTAATCAGGTGGTGGAAACCGGGGACTTTGACCTGACAGGCGGCGACCTTTGGTTTTTGAGCGCCCTGGACAAGGTGAAGTTATTCTCCAAGGATATCACGGAGACAGCCAATGTGACCGTGACACATTACAGCAATACATCGGCCACGGGCTCAAGCCTTGGAGCGTGGAGCCTGAACACCGGAACGGATCGCATAACCCGCGACACCCAAAACGAGAACAAAACCCCTTGTTGGACTCATCGCCTCAAATTTGAAACATCAACCTCAGAAACCGAAAAGGGCTGGCAGCCGCTTGGCTTCGGCTTGCAGACCAGATTCGTGAGAGAGGATACGCAATAATGAATGGAGCCTTTATCAACCCGGCCTCACCGGCTGGAATCCAGATGCAGCGTGAAATGGCCCGTCGTTCGGGCGCCCTTGGCAACGCCAACATGGGCGTTCCTGGCGGCACCCAGGCCAGCTACGCGGATATCGCCCAGAAGTATGCTGGCGCCGAAATGGCTAAGGCCGTAGAAGCCAAGCTTATGGGCGATGAAAACGCTATCCGCGACAGGCGGCTTGGGCTCAGCGAGGGACAGCTTGCGCTTGAGACTCAACGCATGGGCCTGCGCCAGCAAATGCGCGAACAGGAAATAGCCAACGCCAGGGCCACCCTGGACGCCAACCGCAAGCAGGGAAGGACGCTTTCTGCCTTGGGCGGCGTTGGTTTGGCCGTGGACGCTGTGAACGGCTGGAATTCGTACAAGTCGGCGCAGCGGATGGACAAGATTTTCAGTGGCATCATAGAGACAGCAAGGCAAACCAAGAATGCCAACCTTGCCGCAACCGCAAAAATGGCCGAATGGCTCACACAGAACACGGGATCTCTCCCGGCGCAGAACCAATTAAGCCCCCTAACCATGCCGGTTCTCGGCGGCAGATAAAAATCCCACCTGAAACATCCCGCCAAAGGAGGCATCCCCCCATGCCGCTTGGACAATCATACGCCCTGACAGGCCGCTCAAATCCGTCAACGCGCCTTTCGTCAATCAATGCTCAGGCCCCCTATCTGATTACTGCCAAGCAGATTGAAGACGCCACGAAGTACCAGAACGCGCAACTTGACATCGCAAATAAGAATCTTGCCAACGCCCAAAAAGAACTTGAAGCGACAAAGGATTATTACGGAGCCCAAACGGCGTTGCAGAAGGACGCCAACGAACTGGCAGAAAGCCAAGCGAAAACCAACACCATGCTTTCCGGCATTGGCACAGGTATTTCGGGTGCGATGGCCCTGGACAAGCTAACTGGCGGGAAGGTTGCCGGTGCACTCGGGAAATACGTTGTCACCCCTGCTATGAGCGCCCTTGGTCTTGGAGGGGCCACTGCGTCTGAAATCGGTCTGGTTGGGGCTGGCACCGCCTTTGAAACAGCTACCCCCGCGCTCATGGAGGCAATTGTTGCAGATGCGGCCGGAATGGGAGCCGGAGCAGCAGGGACAACAGGACTCGCAGGAGCGACCGCAATGGCGGAAGTCCCAACGCTGGTTATCCCGGCTACGGAAGCGGCAGGGGCGACCGCTGGCGTTGGCGCTCTTGGTGCGGCCGGAGCCACAGAGGCCACTGGTGCGCTGGCCGCTGCACCCGCTGCGGATATTTCGGCAGGGATAGCTGCGTCCGAAGCGGCAGGCGCGGAAGCAGCCGGGGCGGCTGGCGGAACATCGTCTTCTCTCGGTTCAACCGCGCTGAAACTCGCCCCCGGACTTGCAGGGGCTTATGGAATTGCAAGGCACCACGATTACACGGATTGGGCTGAAGAACACCTTGGGACATCTTTCCAGCCTGTAGCCAACGTTCTTGGCAGGGCCGCTGAAATAGGCGGCCTTGGGTGGACGCTCGGAGGGCCTGTGCTCGGCCTTGCTGGCGCAATAGGCGGCGGGCTGTACGGCATCGGCGAATCCGTTTACGACGCTATTCAAGGCGACCCGACCCAGTATTACAATGTCCGTGAAACGGCTTACACGTACAACCCGGAAACAGGCAGCTTTACTTACCCGAGCGGCATGCTGTCAGGCTTTTCGGATATTGATTGGGTCAAGGACTCTATCGGCGACGAAATCAGCCAGGTTAATAAATTCAACACCAAATATCTGGACGCACTGTTCCAGGCGGCCCCCGGAGTGCGGGACGCGGTTACGGCCAGTCTTGCGAACAACTACACCGAGTTTGGCGGCTCCGGCCCGCAGTGGACGATTTCGGATAACAGCACCGCAGACCGGGAGAAGGATAACGTTGAGAGAGACATCCGTAACGCAATCCGCAGCTACTTCTACGGCGCTCTCGGCGGAAGTGGAACCATCGGCGACCTTGGCCTGAACATCAGTGAGGATTCCGGGCTGTCCGGGTTGTACGACGCCGTGAAGGGCTACAACCTTGGCGGCTCAAATATCAACGAACAAAAGCAGGCGCTGGAATTCCTGAACGCCTATAACGATTACACGACGAACGGGACGGTTTACGGCGGGACAACCACCACCACGGCCAGTAATTCGGGCGGGGTTTCCACCGGGAACGCGAACGAAGAAAATAACCAATTTTCCGGCATCGCCAGCCTGTTCTAAGGAGGCTTGAATGGCTATTGGAATTCCGAATATGAGTTATAACCCGAACGCAGTAGCCCAGGGGCTGGACAGGCTTGGAACCAAGCTGGGCGCTTTGGGGCAGAACTACCAGAACAACCAACGCGCAGAACAGGCCCTTGCTTTGCAGGCGGAACAACAGCGTGGAGCGTTGGCGCTTGGGCAGGCGCAGGCGGACCTGGAATTGAAAAAATTCGAGCGTGAGAAGTGGCTCGACACAGATATGACCTACGGGCAGTTTGTAATGAGTAGCCCGACCCTAACCAATGCTGAAAGGGCAGACCTTAAAAAACAGGCCGATTACGTCAAGCAGGAGACGGGGCAGGATTTATGGGCTGCGCTTGGGAATCCGCGTCAATTTGGAGGAATGTGGAAGACGATAACCGGCGAGTTATCCAATGAAAAGCAATTTCAGCGTGGGCAGGAAGGTCTGGAAAACAGGGCGAGACTTTCCAGGGAGCAGTATGCACAGCAGGCGGAAGCAAGGCTGGAACAGGACGCCCAGCAGCATAAGCAGACCATGGAAAAGACCAACGCCCATTACCAGAACATGGAGAATATCGCTACTATTAGGGCGAATGCGAGTGGAGGCGGCACCCCCAAAACCCTCGAAGCCTACCTTGTCCAGAAACTTGGACCAAACGCTACCCAGGAAGAAATCATTCAGGCGACCCAGGAGTTTAATGCAGCGAAAGACAGCAAGCCATCCGACGCCCAAGAAAAACAACTAAAGATGACTGGAAACAAAATCAAGCTGATTTCCGGCGCTATCAAAACCATTGAAGGGAAATACCGTGGCAGCGGAATGGATACTGGCGTTGGGACTATTGGTGGGTTGCTAACAATACCACCGGAAGAAAGAACAAGAGATGTTGTTCTTCAGGCATTCAGCGGCCTGGAAGAAAAGAAGCGGAACGCCTATCAGATTCTAAATGAACAGGCGCAATCAGGAAAGAACCCGGACGCGGCCAAAGATCTTGCCACCCTGAAAAAATTCTATGCCGAAGTTGATCGCCTTGGGACTTCGCTTTTGCCGGAAGACGTACCCACTAACGCCGATGAAATAGATCCCCTGGGAATCCGCTAATGAATATTTCTGAAATCAGAGAAAAATATCCTCAGTACCAAGACATGTCCGACCAGCAACTTGCCGAAGGACTTCACAAGAAGTTTTATTCGGACATGGACTTTGGTGATTTTTCCAGGCGGATTGGCTTTTCAATAACCCCGGAACAGCCAGCCGATGTTGATACGGGCGAAATGTCTTTTGATGTTGGCCCATCAAGACAACAGGTTATTAGTGATATCCCCGCACAGCAGAGCCCATTCGCAAGGCTTAATCAGCAGATTACAGACAGCAGAACAAACAATCCAAGCGACCAAGCAACACGTGACATTGCAAAAGATTCCTTGTTTGGCGTACAGGGATTACGTGAAGGTGTCGGATATCTTCAAAAGCCAGCAGAAACAGCCGTTGATTATTGGGGAGACAAGGGTGTGATGCTTGACAGGGCTACGGAAGACCGCCTTGCAAGAGAGAATCCGAATCTCATGGCCGCTCGGTATGCCACAATGAGTTTTATTCCTGGGGGTCAAGAACTCGCCTCGCCTGAAGAACGTGAGGCTTTTGCAAATGCTCCGATAGAAGCGCAGCGACTCCAAATTCTTGGCGAAACCGCTGGCTGGTCCGTAACTCCCATGGCTGCAAAATGGGCTGGAGAGGCTATTGGTGCCGGCCTAAAAAAATTCCCAAAACTGAACGAGGCGCTTAGAAAGCCAATTGAGGAAATGGATTGGTACAGACGCCTGACCATTAAGGAACGTGAAATTGTTCAGCAGTCTGTTTCTGAGATGAAGGACGCTGGTCTGACTGATGGTGAAATTCTTAAAAATCTTCGTGCGGCTGGAAGGCATGACGAATTCGTGCGGGCCAAAGAGGACATGATTAAGGCTCGTTCCACGGGCGAAAATCAGCGCACAGATATCAAACCAGAAAAGCCAGCAGCACAAGAGCCGATTAAACCAGAACAGGCTACCAGCGAACCCATTACGAGTACGCAGCCAGAAATACCACCGGAAGATTTTGCTGCGCTATCCGAAGCCGCCAGCATGGACCGCGCCTTGCAATCCCAAGGCGGTCCCCGTGTTGCGCCTATCCGTGGGCAGTCTCCGCAGGCCGTTGTCGAACTTGCCGAAGAGCAGCAGGCGCAAGCGACACCTGAGCCTGTCCAGGAACAACAGTTGCCCAAACCCACCCCGTTGCCCGAACAGGCAACACCACCTATTCAGACAACACCCACGGAAACCCCCGTACAACAGCCTGAGACGGCGCAGGATGCGTTAAAGCCGGAAGCGAAGGTGGATGTAGCCACGGAGCAGGAAGTGGCTCAAAAAGAGCCGTGGGAGATGACGAGGGATGAGTTTGGGGGTGCCACAGAATACGTTGTAAGGGCGCATTCTCGTGGGGTACAGGGACTTGGCGGCCTTACCGATACAGTATTTTACACAAAAAATGCGGCGGAGGCCAATGCCGACGGACAATCAAAGAACGATGATGTTGGATTTGTTCAAATCAATGAAAGACCAGCCCAAAAAGAGCAACACAGAAGGATAGTGGAAATAGCCCTCTCCGAAGGCAAGCCCGTCCCCCCCGAAGTCCTCAAGGACTACCCGGATCTAAAGTCTAAAGGCTCCGCGATCCGCGCAGCCAAAGCACGTAAGTTGGATGCCGAACCTGTAGAGGTTGAAGGCGGGTGGGGGTTAAGGCAGGCTAAGATAGATGCGGGAATCGCGGGAGGCACAACGCTTGTAGAACAGCCATTGGAAACCGGGGGGCCGAATAGGGTAACGCTACCACAGGTTGAAACTCCTGTACAGATGGCGCAGGAGCCGTTAAGGCCGGAAACGAGTGCTGCCGCGCCCGTGGAAGACACAGACCTTGCAGAAGCGCTCAAATACCGCCAGGCTGAGATAAAAAGAGCGAGGTTGTTAGAGTCTAAAAATCGCGAAGCAGGAAAAGAAGAAATAGCGCAAAGATATGGGCTTGTCGCCGATGAATACGAGCAAGTTGACATTGATGCGTTCAAAAAAGACTTCCTTGCAAACAAAGAATATTACACGGAATCAAATATTGACCCGATTCTTAGGTTTAAAAATAAAGAAGTAAATCGAAATGAAGCACCAGTGGAGCAGGAAGCGGCTAAAAAAGAGCCGTGGGAGATGACGCAAGACGAGTGGTTTAATATCACCGAACAACGACTTGGGGTTGGGAGGGATTCAACCGAATACGTTGGGCTAAGCGAGACGAGAACTCCGCTATCTGATAAATGGACCAAGGCGCATAGGGAGGATATCCAGAGGGCCCTCTCCAAAGGCAAGCCCGTCCCCCCCGAAGTCCTCAGGGATTATCCCGACCTCCAAAAGCAGGCTTCCTCAGAACAGCCCGTTTCAATGCCTGTTGAAAACGCCAAAACGAGCACAATACCGGACCAAAAAAATACAATTTACAACATACATGTTGGCGGGAAAAATATGTTTGCTGTCCGCGAGAAAATGGATAACCCCCGTGGTTTTGGCGACCCCTTATTTGACACGCAGGATATCGCAGAGCGATACATTAAAGATCGTGATTTGCGCGACATCGCAAACCAAGAGTACCAAAAGCGCGTTGACGCCATAAAAAAGGACGAGGACCGAAAAGAAGCGGACAGGATTAGGGAATACGAAGACATAGATGGCTTTGCCGACAACACTACCAAAATGGCCCGAGGCCGGGTTTTGTCCGTTTTAAACAAGAAGTTTATGTTTAACGGCAAATACATGAGCAGGAAGGAGATTATAAGGCAAAGAGTTGGCAAGGGGTGGTCTATCCAGCAGGAGGGTGGGCAAAAAGTTTTGATGTCGGACGATGGTCGGTATATGGGTATTGGGCAAATAACCAAGACCGGCGTAGACTATGCTGAGTATTTAATTAACAAGAAAGGCTCTTCGCCCACTGAAACCCCGAAAGTCACCCTGGATGCCGCCCCGGAAGTCACCCTCGCCAAATCCGGCAAGCCCTTCAAGTCCAAGGGCATGGCGGCTTTGCAGGCCAAAAGGCAGGGCGGCGGCGAAGTCGTGGAGGTTGAGGGCGGGTGGGGGTTGAAAGAGAGTGGTGGTCGGGAGGTTGACCATGATGTAGTCGGAACCGTTAAGTTATCTAATGGTGACAACCTCGAAATAGCCATAAAAGAAAACACGTTTGACGACGATGCCCCGCAGTTAAAGTACCGGTCTATGGTTCGCCCTGTCCACGAAGACGGTTCTGTTGGTAAGTGGGAATCCGCAATGTCTGGTGCAGGCATAAACAAGGATGCCGCGCTAAGGATGTTCGTCGAAAAATTTCCGTCTCGGTGGAATACAAATATTGAGGATATTAAATTCAGCAATTCTAAGGCGCGGGAGTACGCAGGCAAAGAGATACAAAAAAGAAACCAAAAAGCCGAAGAACAGAAGGCACATGACGAACAGATAAGGAGGCAGCAGGAGAGTTACCGAGTCGCGGCAGAACGTGCCGCCAACGATGAGCGCGTCATAGCCGAGCAAATGAAATCTGCCAGAGCCAAAAAAGGCAAGATACGCATTAAGATGAAAAATGGCGAAACCCAAGAGGTTGGTGCCAATATAATTGGGGACTATGCGTACAGGGACGGAGCAGAATCAAATAGCGTCACTCATATTCCATCGGGCGGTCTAATGGGGAATAATGTTGCCCGCGACAAGAAGGGGGCAAGAGAACTTGCTTATAGGCTTTCGGTTGCAAACAGGGCATGGGATGGAAAGGGGGATGTGCCAAAGCACTTTGAGAAGTCTACTGTTAAGGTGTTTAGGGAATTCAAACTGAGAGAGCCAATATCCAAGATAGAAGATTCCGAACCTCAGTCAGCAGAACAGCCAACCCACTCCCCCGGTTCCGCCTGGAACGGTCGCCAGTTCCGCCCCATAACCGCCGCCCGTGAAATCAAGCGCGGCAAGCAAGCAGGCAAATTCGAGGTTACTTGGCCCGATGGCAAGAAATCCAAGGTTGAGGCCAAGGATATTCGGAAGATGCCGGGGGAAACCCCCAAAACCCCGTCTTCCGCTTCCTCAAATGCCGATACTGGCGGGTACGCCGACATATCCGTTGCCATGGAAATGCCCGAAATCGTCCGCCTTGCCAAAGAACTGCTTGGCGGCAAATATCCATCCATTAAAAAGAAACTCAGCACAGCAAGCGCACAGGGGCTTTTCCGCCATTCAAGCGTGAGCGGAGAAATAGACCTTCGTGCTGATATTTTTGCCAACCCAAACGAAGCAGCAAAAACCCTCGCCCATGAAATAGGCCACCTTGTTGACTGGCTCCCAGACCAAGACATGAGCCGTGGAAACATCCTTGGCAGGATAGCCTCGCTCAAAAAATTCATGAAGCACACCATGGCCGACAAACCCGGAGGACTTGGCGCACTCACACCAAAAGACAGGCAAAGGCTCCGCAGGGAGGCAAAGAGACTGCTTGAGGCTGACGCCGAACAGTGGGTTGACGAGGAAATAGAAAAAACCATCCCGGTTGTGGCGCAAGACATTTTAGATATCTGGAACAGCGCCATTGATAGTTCTGCTTTCAACCAGGATCTGTATCGGTACGTTCAGGGCTTATCAACCGCCGAAAAGAAATCAATAATCAAGGAGGCACTAAAAGGTCAGGTTGCAAGTGGTCTTGAAAAATTCGCAGAGATTGTGAAGCAGAAGACCGGAAAAAAGATTAAGAAAAACATACCGCCTACCAGCGAAATGATAGCCAAGAAATACCATGACCTGATTAATGAGGAAATCAAAAAGCGGCACCTTCTCCACAAAGACGAAATCACGAACGAGTTGAAAAACTTCACCCTTCAATGGAAGCCTTTTGACCCGTCCGAAAATTACAAATTTACTCAATACAGGTTTTCCTCCAAGGAACTATACGCTGACGCCATTAGCGCAGTCATAACAAACCCTGTGTTTCTCAGGGGGACAGCCCCCAGGTTTTACGAGGCGTTTTTTGCCTACATGGAGAATAAGCCCGAAGTAAAGAGGCTTTATGAATCCATCATAGACGAAATGCGGGGTGGAACAGCGGAAAGGAGCAGGGTCAAGAGGCTTAGAGAGGGATTCCGCAATACAGAGGCGCAGTATTTCAAACAGGCTGTTGACAGGCGGAAGGATTGGTTTACAAAGGACGAATTTGGAACCACACTGATTGACAGGGACTATGCCGTCATCCGCAGAGTAAAGACCCTTGAGGGCAAGTTTGATTACACCGGCGACCCGCTTTTGCCACCGCATAAAAATCCAAGGTATAAGTTGGAAGAAATGCGTTACGGAGCGGCGGAAGCAGAAGGATATTTAACTGAGTTCAACAAAGACATTATGGTTGAAGCGGAACGGAATGGGCTTGACCATACTGATATTGGAGAATACCTGTTTCACAGAAGGGTTTCAACCGAGCGTTCGGATGTTGCCAACCCCCAGGGCTGGACCGCAGAGCTTTCCAAAAAGCGCATGGCCGAGATGGAGCAAACCCTTGGTCCGAAAGTCAAGGAAATTGCAGACGCTTTTTCCAGGCTTAGGAAGGACTACTTTGTGGACAGGGTGCTCAACTTTGACTTTTACCCGCAAGAGTTAAAGGACGCCATAGCCTCAAGGATTAACGAATACGCCACGTTTGACGTTGCCAAGTATCTTGAAAACAGATTTGGTAATGTCGCCGCTGGTAAGATTTACCAACAAGTTGGAACGCTTGAAGACATTGGCAACCCGCTTACCGCTACTGTCATGAAGGACATAGCCCTGATGCGGGCTACCAATAAAAACGTAGCCGCTAAATCCGTTGCTGATTTCATGACTGAATTCTTCCCGGATGAAATAACTCCGGCAGACACAAGGTGGAATGGCAAAGGCCATGAGCTTATAGACCCCAAAGACCCAAACCTCGGGCTACTTGTATATCTCAAGAAAGGGAAGATGGCTGGTCACTACGTTCCTCGCCACATAGCCGAATCGTTTCATAAAAACCCTGTTGAGGGCCAACTCATAGCGCAAATACTAAGGGTTACGGCGCAACCATTTAGAACTGTCTTTACAGAGTTGAATCCCGGTTTCTGGACAATGAACTTTGCCAGGGATTTTAAGAGAGCGGCCAGAAACCTTCCGGGCGCTACGATGGCTAAAACTGCCATGGCTTATACGGAAGGACTAAAGCCAGCCATGCGGAGCGTCTTTGGTGTCCCGGACCCCGTTATGAAAGAAATGCAACAGGGCAAAATGCTGATTTCTGTTGCTGATTATAGGGGTGACACCGAAACAGACCACCAACTTGAAAGACTACTCAAGCGGTATCATGTCTTACCAAGTGTTTGGCAAAACAAGGTGTTAAAGCCCTTTGGGGACATGTTCTACTACGTGTCAACAGTGAGCAGGGGGATAGAGCGCTGGCCCAAGGCGGCAGCTTACATCTACCTGAAAAAGAATTTTCCAAGCCTGTCGCAAGAGGAAATAGCCCATATCGTCAGGGTTAGGGCTGGCTCTCCTGCATTCCTAAGAATGGGCACGGGTGCGCCAATTTATAACAACCTTCTCATTTTTTCAAATGCACAAAAAGAAGGCTGGCGTGGTGACCTTGAGGCTGCAAAAGCATCGCCGTCTGAGTTCGCATGGAAGGCGGCAAAGTATAATTTAATATTCAAGTTTATACAGAAGGCTATCCTTGCTGGCCTTTTGGGCTCAGGGCTTAAGGAAATTTACGACCGCGTGTCTGAATATGACATGGCGAACTATATCATAGTCCCAATAGGGATGACCGAGAGCGGAAAGGCTGTCTATTTCAGGGTCCCACAAGACGAAACCGGCAGGCTTCTTGGTGGGGTAATGTGGAAACTTCTCAACTTGGACGACACAAAGAGTTACAGTGACCTTGCCGACTACATGGCGGGACAAGCTCCAAATGTTTCCCCATTCTGGAACCTGCTTTATGCCGTAACGGAATACGCGGCAGGTCATAACCCGTATGACAATTTTAGGAGAAGATACGCCGTTGACGAACAGGTGTTTGAGGCTGGTGGTGAGCGCTCCCATAAAGAATTTGCAAAGTGGCTTGCCAACAACTCGGGCGTTGGCGTTGTGCATGTCTTCAAGACAGAGCGTCCAGGAGAGGTAAAAACCGATATTGAGAAGTTGCTTGGGTATCCCATAGTGAGCAATATCGTTGGCCGCTTTGTAAAGGTCAGTGACTACGGGCTGCGGGAAAAAATACGTGGCGACAAAGAGGATATTAGAAGACATAGGGCGCAACAGTCTCTTGATACAGAAGAAGCCATAGGAAGGGTGGTTAATGGGGACATTATAACAGACGAAGACATCATGAATATGGCGGCAAAATTTGAAACAATTCCAGAAAGAATTGAAGAGATGATAGCCAATGGAAGCAATGTATATTTACAAGAAATCATGTCGGCCCAAAATCAAGAAGAAAGGGCCGCTGTGATAGCAAGGGCATTGAATGACACCGCCTTTACTGGTGCTCCTAAACCCCAAAGCGATAAAGATAAATGAAAAAACTAACCCTCCTGCTTTGTCTGCTCCTGGCATTGCAACCCGCCTTCGCAGGCCCCTACCTATCCCCGGAATCCAAGTTGACCGGCGACATGCTCAGCTCCAAGAACCTGTCAGACCTGAAAGACGTCCCGCAGGCCAGGCAGAACCTTGGGATTGGAACCGCCGCAAACTATGATGTCGGAACTGGCGCGAATAACATCGTCCAACTTGACGGCTCAGGAGCCTTGCCAGCCGTTGACGGGTCCAATCTGACCGGGATATCTTCCGGCTCAACAGAACGATACGGGTGCATCACAAGCAACCACACTGACGCAAGCCACGATATTCAGATAACGGCAGGCTACCGCGTAAGCACGTCAGACCACCAGACAGGCATGACGTTGGCCTCTGCCATGGTAAAGCGGATTGATGCTGCATGGGCGGCTGGTACGGGCAACGGCGGGATGCTGACAGGCTCGGTTGCTTCCGGGACATGGTATCACCTATTCCTAATTGGAAAAGCAGACGGCACGGTTGACGCCGGGTTTTACACTGGCCTGGACCCAACGGCAGTGCTCCCGAGCGGGTACACGCTATATAGGCGGGTTGCTTCCGTCAAAACAGACGGCTCGGCAAATATTCTGGCATTCCATCAAATCGGCAATCGCTTTATCTGGGACGCAACGCCCATGGACCTTAATAGCACAACCATAGGAACGACAGCGACAAGCCACACGATTTCTGTTCCTTCCGGTGTCCAGGTTATTGCCCACCTGAACTGGGAGGCGGACGCCCAGGGCGGCAAGGATATGAATGTGTTTTACCCTGGAAAAACCGCAGAAACACCGGCGTATAACGCCGCCCCAGGCTCCATGGTCAGGACAAACACAGGTAACAATATTACTGGACATATCGACATCTTAACTAATACATCTTCGCAGATAAATGTTATATCAACGGCCACATCGTCAAAACTACGCCTCTTTACAAGGGGCTGGACAGATATTTCCCTCCAATAAAACCGCAACACCACCCCACCTAAAACAAGGAGTTCTCACTAATGAGCACAAAAACCGTCATCAATGACGTCCCGTGTGAAAAAGTCCAGGATATTTTTTCAGCCGAAGAAATAGCCGCCAGTGGAGACGCTACGTCAACGCCCGAAATCCCAATTAGCAAGGCGTATGGGTCTTTCGTAATCGAGGCCACGATTACAGGAGACGGCACGTGCAAGTTCGAGCTTTTGACGTCATGCTCTGGGGATTATTTTTCTGAGCCAGAAAACGTGGACGACCTGGCTACTGGCCTGACCAAAACCTCCGGCGATGGTTCTGGGCATGTCCAAATTCCAGTTTCTTTTGGGGATGCAATAGGCAGATACATGAAGATTAAGGTCACCGAAACAGGAACGTCTAATTCAGTAACGATTACCGCCGCCGTTTATGGGAGGTAATCATGGCCTTCAAGAAATTCCGTAGCTTTAACAGGTTTACGAGTTTTAATCATAAGAACAGCGTAGTTCGACGCACCAACTTTTCCTCCGGCATACCGTCCTACCTGTCATCAGCCAACCTCACCGACAACGGCGATGGTACGGTGTCGGGCAATCCGTCTTTTTACAGTCCCGAACTTGTCACGAACGGGGATTTTTCCGCAACGTCACTTGGCGCCGAACAGGCTTCCGGCAACCTCGCTCCCGGCCATTACTATGAAATCACCGCCCACGATGGTGCGGATTTTACCGCTGACGGTGCGGCTGACAACAATGTAGGCACTCGCTTTATTGCCGCGGATACCAACGTCACACTAGGTGCTGGCGACAAGGTTAAGGAGATTTCGTGGGATGATTGGACGGTAAACAACCAAGACGCTGATAATTACTTTGTTCCTGGCGCGCCAGATGGTTTGCGGATGGTGTCTACTGGATCTGTAGTGCTGGCGTTCTGGCAAACAATGTCAGTTTCTTCCGGCTCTGTTCAAAAACTATCAGTTAATTGCGGTATAAACGAAGGGAGTGTGCGCTTAAGAATTGGCGATATAACAAACTCCGCTAACATTCTGGAACTCACAAACATGGATTGGGCTACTGGCACGAATGATTATTATTTTGTCGTTCCAGATGATTGTACAACGATTAGAATTTATTTTTATAGATATGATTCTGGCCCCACCGACATCACCTACCACAGCATATCAGTAACCCAATGCTCCCTCGACGCCACCAACCTTATCAGCAACGGAGGCTTTGAAACGCCAGGGGCTGGTGGGGCGGATGTGTTTGCGTCGTGGGGCGAGCACCCAAACGATGGTCTGGTCGAGCAAGATGCAACCCCTCATTATGGAACATATGCAGCAAAATTAACAGGGGCTTCTGGATCTGTATGGGTGCAACAAAACGCGGCAGTTGTAGAATTTGATACTTACGTGCTTTCGTTTTGGACAAGAGGCGATGGGATCAATCAAGGGTCTTATTTTATACTCGATCTAAACAGTAGTGAATACATAGTTACGCCAACGCAAACTGGCGTAGCCGGAACAACTTACACTAAGTACACTAAAATATTTTCTGTCCATGCCGGATGTGAAAATTTAAGATTATATTTGTTTTCTCCGAGTGGGGCAACAAAATACTGCTACTTCGATGACGTCTCCCTCCGTCGCGTCCTCCCCGGCAAGGAACTGCTGGCGGACCCGGATTTTGATGATGCGGGGGCGTGGACGATCGGAACGGGTTGGAGTGTTGCGGATGGGGTGGCATCTATGGTGTCTGATACTGGAGGCATAGTATCCTCTGGAAATATTATTCCTTCTTACTCATTATGCCAAGTCGCTGTAAATATTGATAGTGTTACAGCAGGAGTCATTGTCCCATCTGTTGCAGGACAAAATATCGCCATTGCAATCAGTGCGGGATTATATACCGGGAAGACTGTTCCAATTGCTTCTGCCGGGGCTTTCACATTGTGGGGTATTGAGTTTTTTAGAGGCGGTGCTGATTACGCCTCCGTAAAAAAACTCACCCTCTCCACCACAACCAGCACCCTCCGCCTCCCCGGAGCCAGGCGCATCAAAGCAGGCGTGACGGCTTCCGGTTCCGAATGGGTAGGCGTGGTCATGGCGCAGGATTCGCAGACGAGTCCGGCGAATTTTGTGGTGGCCTTCATTGATAGCGGCGATACAGACGATTTCAAAGCCTACAAGGTCGTTGCCGGAGTCTGGACAAGTCTCATTGATACCAACGTCACCTATGCGGCAGGCGCAGAAGTAGAAATCCGGCGCAATGGCGATGTTTTCAGCTTCTACTACAACGGCGCACAGGTCGGCACCAATCAGACCGTGGCCGGGATGACGGGGGCCTATTGCGGATTGTTCGCAACGGGGGCCGAGAGCACGTTTACCGATTTAGAGGTAAGGTAAGGGCCGTCCGGGTTGGCCCCAACCTTCCCGGATGGATGACGAAACCACACAAAAGCCACCGCTCGGCCCACAATCGGATAGCACGGCCAGCGGCGAGAGGTCAAGGAAAGGGAAAAGCCGATGGTTCAGGATGAACATCAAATGGCGCGGGAGTGCAGAGACGAATTCCAGAAAGTGGACCGCAGGCTTGCCCAAGGCGACGTTAAGCTGGCGCTGCAGGATCAAGCCATTGCTTCCGTTTCGGCACAAGTTGCCGACATACACAAGGTGGTCGTCTCCGGCAACGGAAAGCCGCCCATGGGAACCAGGCTCAGCCTGCTGGAAGAAGCCATAAAACGTCAATGGTGGGCGATCGCAATTGTGTTCACCGGGATGGCGATGGCTTGGCTTAAAGTGCTAATAGGGGGGCCGTGATATGCGTCACTTTGGAATCCATGAATTTTACTGTCCGTGCTGCGGCGGCCAATGCGAAATGCAAGACGAATTCCTGCAACGCCTGGACCGCGCCCGTGGGATTGCAGGTGTACCTTTTGTCATTAACTCCGGATATCGTTGCAAGAGCCACAACAGGGCCGTGGGCGGCTCAAAATGCTCAAGCCACATGATCGGATGGGCCGCAGACATTAAGGCCACAGACGACAAATCACGCGGCCACATCCTGTATGGACTTTACATGGCCGGATTTACCCGGATCGGAATCCGCAAGGATTTTATCCATGTGGACGCGGACCCGGCCAAGAACGAAAAAAGAACCTGGCTTTACTGAAAGGAGAAATGAAACCATGAAAAAATTATCATTGATCGTGCTGGCCCTGGTGCTGGCAATGGCCGTTGGGTGCGCCAATGTGCAACAGGCCGCAAATGACGTGCAAAACATGTCGCCCAAGGCAAAGGCCACATGGATGATGTCCATGTATAACACGGCCTATGACGATTACGCCTTCCAGGCTTCGGCCATGGATATTTCCGAGGACAAGCGGACGGTCTTGCGGGTTAAGCACGATGTGTTGACAGAGGTCTACCCGTTGATAAGCATGTATTCCAACTATACCAAGTTGGGACAGATACCGCCCGACGACCTGACAAACAACATCATACGCCTATTGGGCAAATTGGAGGGCATATAATGAATCCTGTTTTGCTGGCGGCTATCATTGAGGGCGCACGTCTGGCCCTGAACGCATACTTCAAGTACGCGGAAATCAACGGCCTGACCGAGGAACAGATTAACGATCTGTTCGACGAGGAAAGAGCCAAATTTGACAAAAGGAACCCGGCGAATTTGCCGGAAGTTTAGGAGGAATAAATGGATCAAGCGCTTTTGGATTTTATCGGCAAGAACTGGCTGACCATTAGCCTTGCTTATGGCGTCCTGAAAAGCATCGCTGTGATTACGCCGTTCGACGAGGATAACCGCATCCTTGAGAGCCTCTGGAACGGATTGCAGTCCATCCGTGGCGGCAATACCAGCGCATAGCCAGCATTCCGGCAATCCCGGATAACTCCCCGTGCGGTTTCGACCCACGGCGCGGATAAAACCCGCTATCTCATGTACCAATGGTACAAAGAGTTAGGCCCATGTTCTACATCGGCCTGTTAGATTGATCCCAACCAATGGTTGGTATCCTGCAAAGGCTGACGCCGAGCCCGCATGGACAAATCGGCGCTAATTTTGCCCCGACCGGCTTAACCACCGGTCCATCTACCGAGCAGTCCTCGGTAGTTCAACCCCGCTCATTTTGGGCGGGGTTTTTTATTTTCTTTCTTCTTGGATCGAATATATCATAGCACCTTGAGCACTTTGGTCTTCGCCTCTTCGTAGTCGACACGTTTCAATCCACATCTGTCGCATACCCATCCATCAGTCCACTTATGCTTTTTACCTTGGAAGCAGAGCGTACGAGGACGAAAGTTTCCGCACGATCCGCCAAACGAGGCCATGGCGCACTTTTCCCATAATTCGCAATATTGACATGTTGAGTTCATATCTTTTCAAGTCCTTCGTTCACATAGTCTATAAGGTCATTGTCGTTGCCTTTGACAACGGCCTCGTACATTACCTCTTCGCATTTTAAAACACGGTCATGCAACCGGGCTTTCTCGAATTCCAGGTGGTCAATCTTTCGTTCCATTTCGATAAACTTACTGAGTGGGAGCCATTCAAAAACCGGCCTTGAAAACGGGTTCCATGTGACAGGGAGATAACGTGCATCCCCGCCGCACATGTCGCAACCCATGTATGGGTTTTTGAAAACCCCGTCGGACCAAATTCCGATTTGATAGGACCAATGCTCACCCACCCCGGCTCTGGCCCTAACGACTACTTCCTGTCCTTCGCTTGGTTTTGTTTTTGCGTCAACCCATTTCATTTGTCACCCTCCCACATTAAAAAACGCATATCTCCATTTGGAAGCAAATGGAAATGTTTGATAATTCCTTGCGCCGAAGCTGTGTCTGGCAAGTTTTTAGGGTCTTTAGCGCCAATAACAGCGCTTACCGCTTTAGAATATTGAGTTCCGATATAAACCATGTTATCCCAGGAATGGTCAATCTCGGAATCATAAATCCTGTTTATGCCTATAAAAATTGGTATAACTGAGATGTCCTCATATCCTGTCATGTACGATCCTTTCCATTTTACACGTTTATGCACGTTTTATGCACGCGTGCAAAGTTTTTACACACGCGTGTATAGCCTTACGCACCAGGTGCGTTGAGTGCGTTGACACGTGCGAGGGCTGCTTTGCCCTGTTTGCTGTTGACGCCAACACAGCGCCCGCCAAGACTGCACCCGTGCAGTGGGCAATAAAATCCTTTTTTATCCTTCTCGTGTGGCTCAGAATGCCTGCATCCTTGGCATTCGGCGAACTTATCCGCGTGCTTACATATCACTTCCATTCCCCATCCTCCCATTTCTTCCCGTGCCGTACCCACATGACCAGTTTTAGCATGGCCTGTTCGGGGGTGGGAGAGTCAAAACCTTCCTCGTATATTTCAGATGCCGAAACAGAACACATCCACTGGCTACCGTAATTCTTGAACAGATAGTAGTCTGGTTGTAGTTCGTCGTTCTCTGACAACATGGCAATCAACTGGTCCAGACGTGGGAGCCAGATGATTTTCCATTCGTGCCTGTGCTCGTAAGAATGGGTGAAGTTTCTCCCATCCCTAAATTGTTGGTCGTTTTTAAGCCCCTGCACTTCCTTGCAATCGCACATGGCGATGTATTCTGGTGTGGTGTCCATTAGGTCTCCTTTTCCAATTTCTCCCAAACAGCCTTGGGCACCCGCCTGTCATCCCCGCCCATGCCGTTTTGCTTGACATGGGTCCAGCCGCAAGCCGGGGTGAATTCAAACGACCAACGACGCCCTTTGTGGGTGATGGTTTTGACAGGCCGGTTGCCGCAGACAATCCATGGGCCGAAGTTTTCACAGGGCATTAGGTTGCCTCCGGTGGGGTGATGGGGAGCCAGTGGGTGTAGCCGTTTTTAGAGCTCGCCTTAATATATTCCGGCTTAAAATCATCTGACCATGGCCACACATCTATCGTTGGATTCACACCCACTCCGCCAAACAAAAACCGTCGCCCGTCCTCCGGCCACGTCGCTTTATCCTCCGGGTCAAACCGGGTCCAGGTGGGAACCTTGACCTCAACACCGCCCGAGGCGTATAGGGCGTCGTAGTGGGCTTGGGCGGCGGATTTGGCTGAGTCGATATCGCACCCACGGCACAAAGACACAGATTTGTTCTCAATACGAAAAATTACATACCAACCGCCTGCTCTGCCTCGGCTAAGGCTATAGCAAACATTCCAGTTTAATACATGCGCCTCATAGTATTCATATTCAACTTCAAACCACTCCAACTCTTTCGGCTCAAACATCTTTCACCTCCGCAAGCACGGCCTTGGCTTTTCCCATGGTGCGTTCGCATTTCTTCCAATCGGCAGCGTGGCTTAGCGAGCCATATATTTTAAGCCACTTAAACCGCGAGACGCACTCACTCAACGCCTCCACCAGCTTGGCGGTTGGGTCGTCGCTGAGGGGGCAATTCTTGTGAATACATTCCATGTCTTCATCCGAGCCAAGGTCCTTCGGGCCTCCTGGCATGCCGCACCAATGCTCTATCAGTCTCATTGGGTTGTGCACGGCCTTCGGGCACTTCCAGCATGATTTGACTTTAATCACCTTCATTTCTTCCCCCTTCCGCGATTTCCCAAAACCGCTGGTCAATGAAGTCCTGGGCCTTTTGCTTGGCGTCTGGGATGGAGTCTACCAACGAAAAATCAACCCGCTTTCCGTCTTTTATTATCTCAACCGAAACGCCTTTGTAGACTTCTATTTCTGCCGAATATGGTCCACAGGTTCCATGTAGCCCATCCCACACCCACCGCTTGGGGCCGATTGGCTCTGGCCGGGTGTTCCAGGCTTCTTCCGCTTCATATGGGGTTTTTCTAAACGGGCCAGTCAGGCCGCAAAGTTTGCATTTTATTGCGAACTTGACCTGATAAATTCCTTCTAGATCGTCGCCAGACCCATCACACCACGGATTCGGGCACGGTTTCAGCATGATTCCTCCTTTAAAGAAAGCTATCGTACACGGCGAGTCGTCAACAAAGCCAGACTCAAGGCGTTCATGTTGAATGTCTGACTTTATCTGTATCATTTCAGAGAACATCCTGCACCTTGGATGAATCTCAGTTGGGTTTTGCAGACACCACGGCTCATATTCGCAACCTAAGCATGCTTTCGGTGTGTCCATTATGCCTCCTCCTCCCCGCCGTCCAGGCTGGCGTCCAGGCCGCGGGCCTTGGCGATGGCGGCTTCCATCTGGTCACATAGCTGCATTTCGGTCGGGCCAACAGATTTTGTGTGCGAACCGTGAAGAAACTTCAAGGCATCTTCCAGCGCCTCCAACAGGTCCGGGGCGGCGGCGATGAGGCGGGCGTTGGCTTCGGTTGTTTCATATTTAAAGGCCAACCCTTCTGGTATTAGTCCGGTGTCAGATACAACTGGGAATCCGTCCGCCCCAACTATATCTGTTGCTGTCCAAATATATGTTTCGTCTCCGACGTCTCCGCGTTCAACTACCCAAGGCCCTGGCGTATGTTTCGGTTTCATAGTTCCTCCTTTGGGTGGTGTGGTGGTTATCTTTAATAGCACGGGTCATTTTTATATTCCCACCAGGACTCTCCATCTCTGCCATCTATAACCCGTCGCCTGATTATCTTTTCAAGCCAGATAAGTTCCCCGTCTATAATTACAGGCCTCCAAGCGAACCAACTATGCCACAAGGTCTTGGCGCAAGTCCTCCTTACTATAAACCTCATTCTATCCCTCTCTCCTGGCATCTTCCCATGCCGGATGGCGCACGGAGCGCCGGGTTATTGTCCGGGCCATACTACTACGTCAGCCTTGCCAGCAAAAACCATCCATGCTGCCTTCAGGCGGTATTTCAGATTAGTTTTTCCGATAGGTCTTGCTGGAACCCAAGCGCCTGTTTTGATTTGCCTCAAGACAGTTCCGCCAGCCAAAACAATGTCGTTGATTTGAAAAATGTTTGTTTCTTTTTTGGTTGTCATAGTTCCTCCCTTCCGAGCCCACGGTGCGTGGGGCGGTTATATTATGCTACTTCCAGCTGAATATCTGACTCCACTTCGTTACCCCAAACGTGCCATCCAGGACGCTTCGGAAACATTGGCGTGTCTGGCCTTGCGAATAATTCAAGCCGTGGTCCTGGGCTACATGCCTCTATTATGCGGTATGACTCTTGGGGTTTTTCAGAATGTCGTCCCCTTGCGGCCCAAATAACATTAGGTTGGGTTCTCGCTGAATCCAGAGTAACCAAACTGCCACGAACTCCAAACAGCAAGAGTTCGGTTGCATTCCTAAAATAAAACCCAACACCACCACGGCTCACTTCGCCGCCTTGCGTGATCTTTACCCACACAATATTGGTCTTATAGGTAAAACCCCACGCCGCCATGACTTGTAAACCCTCTGCTAAAAGAGCATTTGGGACCCATAAATACAAATGGGCATTATCATCACAGATAGAAGCAACAGCCATAGACGCAATTTCATCAATCGCCATGGTTTGGTAACGGTGAAGGCGCTTGTGCTCCGGGGAAACTTTGCCGGTAGAATTGTTAAATCGCCATGGCGGATCTGCAAGTATGGTTTGGTATTTTTCTTTCACTTGGCTCCCCTTATTTTAGGCGCACCAATGCGCTATGTCCTTCCAATGTTCTTCTGTGTGGTTTTGGGTATAGGTAACTGGTTGGAAATACAGCGGTTTTATTGCAGAAAGCGGGTTCGACTCCCGCCGCCTCCACCAAAAACAGGAAAATTTTCCCTACACTGTCAGGGGCTTGGCAAATCGCCAAGCCCCTGACGGCGTTTTTGGGGTTAATCTGATATCAATTTTTCAGTTGTCCGCTCCTTGTCCCGCCAGGAGCCTTATAGTCCGATTGGGCGGACGCCGCCCACGCAGTTAACCCATGGGATAGTCATCGTCCCGGCGTCTTGAAAGGCGGCCTTTTACCGTCTTTTATTCGCGCAAACGCCATTGCGCTACGGTGCGAAGGCCCGCATCCTCAAACTCCATGTGCACGCTTAAAAAGTCCAGGTCTTCCAGCAGGCCTGGCTGCGCCTCTTCCGAGTCAAACGACGGCTGCTTTTGTTTGCCGATGGTTCCGTATTGACTGCTGGAAAGCCTGCGGCCGTCCCAGATCCAGGTTCCCGAACCCGGGTGGACGGGAATGAATCCGAACAGGCGTGCGTGTTTTTCCTCCACATCCTTGAGACTTGCGTACTGCGCCTCCAGCAAGGGGTATAGCCTGGACAGGGAGCAAAAAGTTCCGTTTCTGGCGCTTTCCGACGCAGTAGCCAGCAAAGAGGCCCTTTGAATTTTGGCCGCATGGGGATAAACCATAAGCCCGGCCGAGCTTAAGGGCGCTTTTTCCACATCCATAACGGCTTCGTTGTTAGTCCAGGGAATGTTCTTGATAACCAGAAACTCTTCCGCGACCTCCAGGCTGAAACGGAGTTTGGCAAAGCCGAAAACATCAATGCCCGCAATCCACCGGTCTTCTCCGCCCAGTTTGTAATACTCGCTGACCTGTATATCCCGGAAGTTCGACATCCTTAATCTTTGATTCCCTACAGATTCCCTGAGATACTGGAGCGTCCTTTGCGAGTCGCTGGTTTCCAGATATACGGTGCAGGGACGGGTCAACATGGGGAGCACGGTCGAAAGCACCAGGGCGAACTCCCCGCCCATCATGCTTGTTCCGCCCCCGCTCATGGAAAGCAAATCGCCGCTGCCCAGAGAAATCACCGGGCTGGCGTCGTGCAGGGCGAGATGGACGGCGCCGGTGAGATCCTTGTAAATCCCCGGGGAAACAACGGAATAACGGGACATGGCACCGGTTAAGCTGGACAGGGAGCCCATGGCTTCGGTCTTGAGATTCAGGGACAGCATGGCTACAGGATTGTTTTTAAGGACGGGCGTGTTCAGGGGCCGGCCGTCCGTAGCCGTCGTCAGATGCTCCCTTAAGGAGTCGTAAATGGTATTCTCCACCAGAGGCAGGATAAAGACGGAAGCCTCCAAGACGCCGTCCGGCTTGTCGTCAATGCGCAAAGCCACGGGGTCGAAATACTGGCGCCAATAATACTCGTATGCCTCCATGTACTGTTCATAAGCCTGGGCTTCGCTTTTTGAAGCCTTGGAAACCGGCGCCTGCAGAAGAGTTTTAAGGGCGCCCATGGGGCCGTAATCGTCGGACGAAGCCGAATAGTCCCCGGCCAGGCGGAAGCCCTCCATTTTATAATTTTCCTGGAGGTAGCCCGCTTTAATCAGCCCTTCAATGGAGTCGGGGGAGGCCGCTCCGTCCAACCGGGCGAGCAAGGCGCAGGCGGAAAGATGCTCCATGGCCGCCTTGGCCCGAATTCTGCGAAGCTGGCCGATTTTCACCTCGGGGCCGACCATGCGGCGGATGAACGGATCGGATAGATAGGCGTAAATGCGTGTTTCCTTATTTAGGGGCAACTGGGTGAGCATATAGCGGAATTCGTCGCTTCGTCCCAGGCTTCCATTGCCGCGGTATTTATGCAGCATTAGAGCTTTTTCCAATTCACCCCGGTTGCTGCTGACAAAAAGCAAGTCGCCCCGCATGGCCCACCAAGCGCTTTGGCCGCCGGATGCGCCGATTTCAATGACGGAGTCTGCCCCCAGCCCCCTGACGCCTATTAACGCGAGTAAAGATTTGACTATCGCCGGGGAATCCACGCGGGCTATGGCGGTTATGTCCGTTCCGTCCATGAAAAACAGATCGGGAAAAAACAAAACCGTTTCCCCAATGGCGCCGGATTTCAGAAATTTTTTTGTCCATGGCCCGTCCATGCCCAACCGGGCCAGGTATTTGTCCGTCAAATCATAACGGATGCTGTTGGTTCTGAACGATCCGCCAAGCCGGGACAAAAACAGGGCCCCGTCCTCCAAAAACGCAGCAACGGCGCCGGGGGCGCCCGCATAGACGAAAAACCGGTCCGGAGGAACGCAATCCGCCAGACCCAACTCTTCGCCTTTCTTCCCGCCCAGCATTTCATGAAAGGGATGGGATTTGACCTGCACCCCGGGCAGGGAGGCAATGTTTACAGTGCGCTCTCCATCCTCTTTAAATTGCGTGAGGGCGTGAAGTTGAAGGGTTTCCTCCAGGGCGGCGCGGCCGCCAAGAATGCTGAACGCGGAAAGATCCCGTGAGAAAGACCGCTCCGTAAAAAAGCCCAGCCCCCCCTCCATCTCCTGATCCTCCGCATCCCTGTCCTGGTATCTCGCTTTTACGTCCTGGCACTCCTGGGCGAGAATCCAGGACGCCGCCAAATCCGATCCGTAATTGACATATTCCATCCAGGCGTTCACCCTGGCGTCATGAAAGTCGGGCATCGCCCCAATATCCGGGGGGGATGCAGCGGAAGGCTTCCACGAAAAAGTCGTCTTTCGCCCGGTGCGGGAGTTTTCCAATGCAAAGTCAAATGCCTTAACTTTGCTGCTCGTTGCATGGCAGTAAACAAAGAAGTCCTGATTCCGGGAAAAGGATTTGGGTTTGAGAGGTTTGAGGGAAAGGCCGTGCTCGTCCAAAAACGCCCGATCCGCTGGAATGCGCTCGACCAGGCCGTTTTGGCGCAATACCCAGAACTTGCCGTCATCCAGCGCCGGTTGAAGCTCGCAGGCGTAAATCCTGTCGGCTTCCTTTTTTTCCTGCGAGGACTCAATTTCGGCAAGAGCCATGTCCTTGTCGATAAAAAAATAGGGGCCCTCCGACAAGTCGCATAACATGGAATTGTTATAGCCCCATGGACACCGGCTCGGAAAATCGGCCATCCAACTATCGTCCGTCAAAAGATCCGCAATGACGGCGGGCGCCTTTGTTTCCGAATCCTTGGACGCCTGAGCACGAATCTGCTTCAGGTCATTTAGAAGATGCCAATGATAATTCGTCAGCTCGCTTTCTATGTTCTGATCCATACGAACCAGTTGGGCGTCCGGGATGTCTTGAAAAGCCAGCGCTCTTTCTCCGGCTTGCGAGGACGTTATATACAATCCAGCCAGGCCGTCATTTCCCGAGGCGCCTGTGCATTCCCATTTTCCTCCCCAAGGCAGAGAGACCTTGCCTTCAAATACCGCGTGATCGGAGTTGGGAAGCTGAAACCATCGAAGGTTCTCCACTTGCTCCTTTGCCTGAGCAAAGGAAGCGACCGCCAATAAAATGCATAACACAAAAAATAGTCGTTTCATTTTTCCTCTCAA